GCTTTGTCTTCGCTGGCCTTGATGCGTTTGGCCAGGTCGGCGCTGTAGGCAGCGTTGCGTTTGGCTTCGGCTTGCAGGGTGGTGATCGTCGCCTGGCTTTCGGCGTTCGCCGCAATAGCGTCTTCCTTGCTCTTGGTTTCGATCTGCATTTCGGCGCGCAAGGTGGTGACGCGATACTGCTGGACGCCAATGAGCAGCATGGCGACCAGAGCGATGATGATTGCTGCGGCGATCGCTCTCATGTTCATCCCTTTCGCCTTGAAATTTGAATGTCAGTGCATCGCTCGGCCAATGCGGCCACTTTCTTCATGCCGAGGGTGCCAATGAAGGCGCCAAGTGCTGCCGCCATGCTTGACGGCAAATTGAAATAGGCAAGCAAGGGGAATGCCCCGGCTGTGATCGCGCCACACAGGCACGACTCAAGGAAGGCTTGTCGCAGGCGTCCGCCCCCGTAGATGACGCGTAAGAAGGCAATCCAGCACGAGAGGAGCGCTGCATAGAACATCGGGGCGTTCTGGCTGAGCCAGGCCATGCCTATCAGCCAGGTATCGGGATTCTTCTCGGGCATTTTCATGTCTCGTGGTTCCCGCGCATCGGGCTGTGTGATAGGTCCGGCACTCCGCGCATATCGCGTCCGCTCGGGGCAAGGACGGTTGCGTGGGTGCCGAAATTGAAAAAGCCCCGCACGATGGCGAGGCTTTGAAATTGGTAGCGAGTGTCGGGATCGAACCGACCTGATCAAGGTTATGAGCCTTGCCACATCACCAGACAGTGGAACTCGCCAGAATTAGTTCCGCATGTGCGGGATGGCATGGCGGACTTTCTGTCCTCGTCATGCGTCTTGGCGCTGGTTGATTCATGACTGTCTTCCCAGTCTGCCCGCCTGCACAACCCCCTGAGTAAGCGTTAGTAGGGCTCGCAGGCTGCCGGTGTTTTGCGATGTTACGGTACTAACCGGCTAAACCGTATCCAGATACCCCGACTCGAAGGAGGGAACTAGTCGGGCAACTCTGGCCGCTGGTTGAAACTCGCAGTCCTTAATCATGGACTCTATATATTCAAGCCCTGAACGCAATTGCAACAGGATGACAATACGATACGCCACAGCGCCAGTCTTGGCAATGGGCCAGCAAATATATTTATCACGCTACCTGTTCGCGGAAGATTCCCAGCGGCTCCAGCGCTTCCTGAGCAATGGCTAGCGCCTTGTTCACTTCCGCCTCCAACCCGATGGAAATGTCACGCCTCCAGCGCTGCTTGGTTCTCTCTGGCACAGGATCGTCACACCAGCGATCAGTTTCGTACCATTCGGCCGGCAGCGTGGTAGCTGAGCGCTTCCCATCCTTCCCCGGCAGTTTCGGCATGGCCCAGGTCAGCACCGCGGCATCCCTGAACCGTTCCGGCGCAGGCGTCTTCACTCGGGTACGCACCGCCCGAATGGATTCGCGCTTATGGTTCAGGTCCGGTGAGAACTTGGCCTTCAGGATCTCCCAGTGTTCCGGGGCCAGCGTGGCATGCAGGCGAGCCCGGATCATGCTGTCGTGCAGCAGCTGGTCATCCTTGCCAGTGATCTCCCCCTTGAGCTTGGTGTCCTGCACCCGAGGCTCGAAGTTCATGCCGCCGCCCATGTTGTCGGTCGATAGTGCCCGGACCACTGCTGTGACGATGTTTAGATATTTCATGCCTTAACCTCCCAATAGCCAGTACCCCATGTGCGCGGACTATTCCACCTCGAGGTTGATACCCAGCGCTCTACCGTGTCGCGCCATTCCTCCTTGCTCCCGCAGGTTGGGCATACTTGGATTATCCGAAAGTCAGATGCACTGAATATTTCCCCTGAATATGCATGACCGCATTTGCAGCGGACCCGCGCCACCCACTTGCTCATACCACCCCCTGCAAATATGCCTTGATCGCTTCCCGCGCAGCCTCGAAGCCGCCGCACACCACTGCCTGATACCCGTTATCCAGCGCTCTCACCTGGAACGCCTTCTGGTCGTCGCTCACGTCGGATGGCGAATACTTGAGTCGCTTCATTTCGATCCATAGGCCGGAATACCCGAAAGACGGCTTCATCAGGAACAGGTCCGCCACCCCAGTGGTGAACCCTTCGGCCTTCATGCGCTGAATCTTCTTGGCTCGCTGGATCGGCGTCCCGGCCAGATGTGCGCCATTCGGGATTGCGATCAGCAGTTCCTTGATCGCCGGGTATTGCAGGCGGAACCACGTAACAACTTTCACCTGTTCAACATGCTCCGTCGGCACCGGCAGGGCGATCGCCTTAGGCTTTCTTGCGGTCACAGCGGCAGACATGGGCAATCCCCCGATTGGCACTCAAAGCAGCGATTCAGCGGGCTATGGCAGACCACCGGCTCGACTGGCTGAGCCTTGTCTAGCGCCACCAGGTCGAGCGCTTCGACTACGGTCGGCACCATGAACGAGGGAGCTTGCTCGCCTGGACGGTAGACGTGGAACCGGTTGGTTTGGTGTGGGGTGTTCTTGATGAGGTAGCCGGTCATGGGTTCACCTTCCGCGAATCTACCAAGGCATCCGCTGCGCACTCACAGGCGCCGATGTCGTGCGATTCCTCGCGAATGGTGGTCAGCGCCTTACGCAGCGCTTCGTTCTCGTCCTTCATCCGCTCAACCCACTCAATCGCATGCGGTACGCACTGACCATGGGGGCCGCACTCTGGAATCGCTGCCAGCAGGCGATCGCGCTCGGTGATGATTCTGTCACCTATGGCGACCTCATCCTTGAGCTGGTCGCGCTCGATCCGTAGTTCTTCTTGGCGCTCAATTGCCGCCTTATAGGCGATCTTATCGTTCTTTTCTTCGCGCTTGAGTCGATCATTCTCGGCGATCAGGGCCAGAACGGCGGCAGGGTTGGCGGCGGCAATGAATTTCGCATTCGCCTCAAACAGATTCGCGTAACCGGATTGCTTTCCGGCGGCATGGGTACTGCCAATTGCTTGATTTCCGCTATGGATATGCCAGAACCGACCATCATGCTTGTCGGAACACTCCCACGGCCCAGGCGTTGCGGCCTCTGCGGCCTTCTTCAGCTCAGTCGTATCCATCATCACTTACTCCGCTTGTCTCGATTATTGGAATGCAGCGGCCGCTGATCAGGCTTCAGCGGCCAAGGGTGGAATTGTCGGCAGTCGTGGCACCACAGATCCTGATAGGTGCTGAAGGCGCTGGTGTCGTGGTTGGCGTTGATCGGGCAGGGCTTCTTCATGATCTCACCACCGTCAGGGTCGGCTTGGTGGGCTTTGGCGGGAGCTCAAGCGCCTCATCCACCGAACAACCTTTGCCTAATTTGTACGCGCAGTGCATGTACCAGCCCGCATTGGCCGTGTCGCTCTGAATGCGCTCGCGCAAGATCTGGAGGCAGGTGAAATCACTGACAGCCTGTTCAAAGCTCATGTGCGGCTTCTCCACCAGTTGATGGCATGGCCCTGAAGGCAGAACCAGGCGATGGTGAGTACGGCGATGGCGGTCATGCGACTACCTCGCGATCCTTCTGCTGGACCGGCTCGAAATCGCCTTTCAGTGGGATCAGATTGTGCGGCGCCTTTTGGCACCATCCATTCTTAAAGACATCGCTTCGAAGTCCTTTCCCCTCGACAATCCATACCGGGCTTCCACTTGTGTTCTTGATGAAGCTGCCTGTTTCTTGAGAGATGTATATCTCGTCCTGAGCAACTAGAAACCTCAGCTCGACGCAACGACCGATGTTCTCTGAGAAACGGTTGTCATTGATGATTAGCGCCAGATCGCCAGCCTTGAAGTTATGGCTCATACGGAAATCACCCCTTCGTTGATCAGCGTGTCGATGGTGCGGAAAACGCCCTCGGCGTGATACAGGCGCATTTCTTCGTGGGTCAGGCCGTCCGGGTGCTTTATGCGACCATCGATGCAGGAGTGACAGAAGTCATCCGCCCATGCGCCCTGCAGGTTGTTTGGCTTGATCCCCATCCCGCAGGTGCCGGCGAGTCGGTAATGGGCGAGCACGGTCGTTTCCGTGTCGTTGGGACAGCCTGGGAGCCTAACCGTACAGTCGCGGCCTCGGGCGGCTTTGGTGACTTTGGTTTGGCGACTCATGGGCAAATATTCCGCATCGCCTCGACATATTTGTCATGCCGCTTTGCCTTGATATGTCGCACCAGAGAGTCGAGCCGACCCATTATCCGAACAGATGGACGAAACTGCGGATCAGCGTGCATACGCCAGTGGTAGCCGTACGAGTAAAAGGCGTTCGATATCCATATCTCGACACCACCTAAAGTTACCGTGTAATCGTCAAGCTTGGCGTCTGACCAATGCTTGTCGATCAAGCGATTAACGGCGTCATCCCACTCAGGGCAGTACTTTTCCTGATAGAGGGTTCCGAAAAATGTAGATGCTGCCCATCGAATGTAGAAGGTGCCCATAACCGCCTGCCTCACGTCCGTTTCAGTCAGGCGATTATAGCGCATAGTCCTTGGTTATGGACTTATTTTTTGCCGATTGGTAACTATTTTAGTACCTGCCTCCCCATCGGTCTGGCTCAGTCCAGCGCACGCCCCGCTCAGCCCCGAAGGCGTGCATCACCTCGAACAGATCGCTGAACCATTTGGCCGACTGCTTGCGGGTTGAAATGCCCATGACGACGAACCCGCCGTCCAGCCCCGGCACTGCCCTCTGCTTCTCCACGGACGCGCTGAAAATGTGCTTCCAGTCCTCATCCGACAGCTTCTGGCCGTACCACTCGACCTGATTGGCCACGTCGCGCAGCATTGCCCACATCTTGCGATTGGCCACGTCGGCGCGCTTCTCGTCCTTGATCGTGACGACCTTGGGCTTGGTCAGGTCCGTCGCATGCAGGATGCCGCAGAGCCGGTTCAGGTCGGTGGCGTTTTTCAGTGCGAAGTCAGCCATTGTCGGGCTCCTTGTCCATGGCCGCATCAATCGCTCGATCCATGGCCTCTTCGCTGTGAGTCTTGCTGATCTGGAATTGCACGAGATCATCTTGACGCAGCCACCGATAGCGCTCGGCGTCCTTGCGCAGCGTCTCAACCTCACGCTGCAGCTCGGTCCGCTTGTCCTGCAGATGCTCAACCAGATCCTCTGACTCGCGCAGGTCGGACTTCAGGCGGTCAATCTCGGCGATCAGGTTCGCCAGAGATGGTTCAGCATTGAATTTATGAATGGGAACCAGATCATCGATGCTAATTCCGAGAACGCTTGCCAATTTGATCACGTGCGTTAGGGGTGGACTTGATATTGATCCGGAGTCACCAACTTCATACCCAGCTAACTGCTGAGTACTCAAGCCGCTTTTCCGCGCCAGTTCTTTTTGTGTCATGCCGGTCTTGGATCTAGCCAAAATCAGGTTTTCAGCGAATGTTTTGCCCATCACACCTTCTCCTTGTGCGGCCTGCTCTCATGATGGCCGCGTTTCATCGTCCCATCGGCAAACACGATGCGGATGTCAGCCCCGCGAACCATCCTCACGGCGTCCTTGAGTTCCTGGGTCAGCGCGAAGCCTTGGGACTGGAGGCGGGCGACCTGCATTGCTTGGGGAGGGGTCATGGCTTGGCCGCCCCTATTTGCGCTGCCACTCCAACTATTGCAAGACGCAGGTGGCTGCCGTCGAACGATCCGACAATGTCTTCAGCGATCATCCACGCACCTTGCCAGTGGCTGGCCTTTACAGCACAAGGCATGTATGCCGGCGATACATCGACAAGGTAGTGGATATCAATGCTCAAGGACCGAGATAGCCGAAGCGCATCACCGTCATCGGCCAGCGGAGACCAGAAGAATATGGTTCGTCCGTCCTCCGACTTCGACTCTCCTTCACCGTAGAGCCAAACGCCGTCGCCCAATATTGTGTGGTCGTGCAGCTCATACCCAGCAGCCTTCGCCGCCAGTTCCAACAATTCACGATCTTCCATCACTTCATCCCCCAGCGAATCTTGCAGTGCGGACCATCCGACGTAGCGTCATCGCAGATCTGCGGGCGCCACAAGCCGATACGGATCAGGTTGACCTTTAGCCACGAGGACTGCATGCGGCCAGTGCTGGACATGACTAGGAGGTTCATGGGGCCACCTTCGCGCCGGCGGCTTCGATGCAATCAACAACATCACGCTTTCCTTGACGATGGCCTTTTGCATAGTCGCTCTGGGAGTCTGCGTATTCGCATTTCTCTGGGAGTTTGATCACCATGGCCTTGATAGCGGCGTCGGCTTCAGCCCACACGGAATGATCGAGCCCCATATCCTCAAGCTCCATGTCGCAGCGGTCTTCTTCCTCGCGGCGGATATTCCAGATCGCCCGGGCCACGCATTCACGAATTTTTGTAGTCATCAAAAGAACTCCTTCCCGCGCTGTGATTCCCAATCGAATTTTACGGCGATTCCGCCACCCTCCCGAAGACGGTCGACGCACCGGTCACCCATAGCCATCGGCAAATGCTCGGCATCCAGGTTGCTGATGATCACCGTCGGACGTTGCTGCTCGTACCGACCGTTGATCACAGCGAACAGGGTGGTCAGCTCGAAGTCGCTCGGCTTCTCCTTGCTGACGCCGATCTCGTCGAGGATCAGCAGGGACGGTTCGATCATGCCGGCCAGGATCTGCGCTTCGTTCTGCGTGCCGGATTTGTCGTAGGAGCCCCGGATTGCCTGTAGGAGCGAGCCGACAGTGCGGTACACGGCGGTGAAGGCCGATGTGCGCATGATCTCGTTGGCGATGCCGACGGCCAGGTGCGTCTTGCCGGTGCCGGGCTTGCCCAGCAGCAGCAGGCAGCGACCGGCCTTGTAGATCTCCGGGAATACCGCGGCGTACTTGCGGCATATCCGCAGTGCCTCCTTCTGGTCCTCGTTCTCGACCGTGTAGCCGTCCAGCGTGCGGCCTGCGAAGCGCTTGGGGATCAATGCCGCTCCAAGCTTACGCTCCATGCGGTTTTTCGCCTCAAGCGCCGCCTGCGCGATTTCCGCAGCCTTCTCTGCCTCCTTTCGGATGGTTACGCAGGACGGGCACTCAGTTTCGAACGTGCTGTTCAGAATCTTGATGGTCTTCTGCGTGAACGGGCCGTGGTCATCGCACAGCGCTTCCCGCGTGACCGTACCAGGGTCGGTGGCTTTCGGCAGGGTGACTACTTCAGAACGCATAGCCACCCCCTTCACGGGCAGTCAGGCCGGCGCTGTAGTCGCGATCAGCGAAGCCATTGTGCCGTGATGCCACGCTGGTGGTCGGCAGCACCTTGTCCGGGAACAGGCCGGTCCAGCCGTTGCTGATCGACAGGTTGATCACGACGTCAGGCGTCGGGTGAGCCTCCAGCGCCTTGGCCTGTTGTTCGCAGGTCTTGGCGGTCAGTGGCTTGCGGATCTCCCGGCGATGTTGGCACCAGTCGGACCAGGACTCGGCGGATACGTTTTTGGGCTTGGCAGGGATCGGGTCAAACTTCGTCGACTTGCGCGGCGAAGCTGCGCCCCCATCCTTATTACTGGTTACCTTATTATTGGTATCCTTATTTGTCGGATATTTTTCCGAGGTCAGATCGGATATTTTTCCGACCTGGGTCGGATATTTTTCCGAGGTCAAATCCTCTTTATTTTCAATGTTTTCCGACGGGGTCGGATATTTTTCCGACCCGTCAAGCTTCTGGTTCCACTGTCGCGCCTTCTCAGTCAGGCGAAATAGAGTGATTCTCGATGTGCTGGAAAGGTCGATCAGTCCGGCCTGTTCCAGAGCCTTCAGGAGACGATAGGCGGTGTCCGGCTTATCGGTCAGTAGAGGCAATTCCTCAACGATCTTGGCCTTGCTCAGCGCGAAGAAAATACCCTCATCGGTCTTTACCGGATTGGTCCAGCTTGGGCACTCGTAGACGAAGGCGAACAGAAGCGCCTGCTGCGAGTTCAGACCCCACTCAAGAGCCTTTGGTTGGTTGATCGTGATGGTGAACTTCATGCAGCACCCCGCTCAAGACGCACAAGCTCAGCATCGCGACGGCGCTCAGCCATGCCATGCAAGTGCTTTAGGCTTTCCGGGCATGTGAAGCGCGACTCGCTCGCATACTCGGCCAGCTCTGCGCGCAAGGCACCGAACTCGATCCCATCGTCATCTGGCATCCCGTAAGGCCCTAGCCTCAAGGTGAGGTCGAGCCAGACGAAAGCGTGATGACAGCCGCCGCAGCGCTTGTGACTGAATCCTTGGCCGTCCATGGCCCCCGATATGATCATGTAGCGGATGCCGGGCTGAATGAATCCGCCACACTCTCCGCAGCGGTGTTCTTTGCGGGCTTGGACGCTCTTCTGGGTAATGAAATCGCTCATACATCACCCCCGAGCAGATCGGTATCGCGCTTGGCCCACAACGCCTGGAGCTTGGCAAAACCCTTACCAGTCACTCGGCAGGTAAACTTTGTCTTGCGCTCTCCGGTGTCCGGGTCTTTGTAGATATGCGGATCGGCGACCAGATATCCAGCCTCAACTTTGGCCTGATATGGCGTGTTGAACCGGTCAATCCAGCGATGCTTACGCATGAACTCGAACAGTCGCTTCTGGCCGGTGCCGATGGCTTGAGCGATATCTCGGACAGCATGAACGCCATGCGATGTTATGACTCCGTTGAAGAAATCCACTTTCGGGGCATCAGCGACGACCTTCTGTTCAAGCATCAGGTTTTCTTGCGAAAGCTCGCTATTGTCGGCTTCGAGTGCGACGACCTTGGTCACGTTTTCAGTGAGCAGGGCCAGAAGGGTTTTCGGATCGCTTAGGGCTGCGGAAATATCGAAGGCTGGCTTGTCCGTAACAACCTCCAGCTCCTGCCACCGGTCAATAACCTTTGCGCGGTGCTCGTCGCTATACCCGGCGACAACCAGGTGGGTATCTCGCTCGCTCAGGTCGTAAACATCGATTGGGCGCCCGCCAGTGGATTCGCGGCGGCTTTTGCGAGCAGATCGTAAAAGGCCTTTGGTGAACAACCGCTCAATGGTGGTGAGAACATCGTTGTGGCGAGCCTCGACCAGATCGGCGATTTCCCGCGAAGACATAGTCGGCGCTACGTTTTGCTTGTCGCCGAAACGTGGCGCGTGATGTTCACCTTTGAGAAGACGAACGGAGGTATTGCAATTTTGAGCAATGTTCATACAATGAAGTCCACATGTTTAGTAGTTGAGAAGCCGCCCTGCCAGGCGGCTTTTTTGTGCCCGCTGATTCTTGCATCTTTCCTACCACTTTGGAACCAGTCCAGAATTACGGACTTCGCGGTCAGCCACTGGCCTCCCTGGCGAGGGGCTGTTTGCTCCACAAACACACGACATTGGCCATGACGCCACCAATCTGAACCTGTTCCGCAGGGCTGGTATCACAGGCGCTTTGCAGCGCCTGCTTGATGCCCGGTAGGCCGATGGTCAGAGCCGCGTCGGCCAGCTCATCCACGGTAATGCCCAACATTGACGCAATGCGCTCCAATCTCTGCTGAGAAGAAGCGCTGAAGTCCATCACTACTGCATTTTTTCCGGGCATCTTGTATTAGTCCTTAATTACGTGATCAGGCGCGTTTTCTTTGATCCAGGCCCAGGGGGAGTTTGCCGGTTTCTTCCACAGCCTTGAGGAAGGCTTCGATCACTTCGCGAGCGAGGACGCTGTGCTGCAGGCCGTTGGCCACGGCCACGTCGCGAAGGTCATCGAAGATGCCCGTGTTGAGCATGATCTTCACTTGCCGGTCATGCCGGTGGATTTTGTCATCGTATGCCATAGGGGTTACCTAGTCAGTGGGTTTATTCCGGGAATTTACCCGGATTCGTGTTTCATGCTGCTTTCAGCTCGGGCCAGATCCGCTCCCAGGTGTCCGGGAACAGCTCCTTGCGGGTGACGACGCCTTTGGTGACCACCTCGGCTACCGCTGCTACTTCAGGCGATGCCTTGCGGTAACCATAGCCGATCAATTTCAAATGGTCGCGAGTAACGCCGGCTTCCTGGATCTCTTCGTCCGTTGCCGTTTTCAGCCAGGCCAAAAGGCCTTTATGTCGAATAGCCATTGTGTGAGTCCTTTATGGTCGGTGGCTGATTATTGCCCTTAAGCAACCCTCGGCGCAACGTCCTTTTTGATGGACTACCATATCGGCTTCCGGTTCATTTCACGCGCCACGAAAAATGTTTGAAATACCCCTTGCGCATTCTTTTGCCTGCATGTAACTTTACCTCCATCGAGTCCAGACATACGGACTTCGACAGCGACAGACCTTGCCGGATAACCACCGGCCCAGCAACAAAGGCAGCGATGAACTGGCCTTAACAGTTCAGAGGGTTGGCAACGGACCTGGGTGCGCAGCGTAAAGCACCAAAACCCGTTATCCAGTGGGAGACAAGCCGAAAGGCCCGCGACTGGAAGAACAATTTGATTGAGCTTGTGGCCGACGCCAGTTGCGGGTCACGGCTAACAGAATTGAATTAGCGATCCTGATAGCCTCGGCTGGGATCGCCGGACCTCATGCACCCTGCCCCACTCAGTCGGGCATTCAGAGCTGCAGCGTGCATGTTGTAAGGACCTGTGATCCATGGCGAACAGATGCCGATTGACGCCATGAGTAGGAAGCTCGAAGCCCACCCACGAAGACGACCGGCCAGTCCTGCAATCAGCAGCGGGCAACGGGCTACACCGATGACGCAACAAACCCAGGCTGACGCCAGTAGCGGGCCTGGGAATACTTCACCAGTGCGGCTTTGAGAGAGGCCGCAGCGGGAAGTAAATCGACCCTGGACCGGATACGAAGGTCCGTAATTACGGAGTAAGCACGCATGAAGCATCACATCGGTTTGTTTGTCCTGCTCTGGGCGATCGCCGCCTGGTTCACCCACGTGATCGTCTGCCTCAAGGCGGCGAGCTGGGGCTTTCTGGTGGCTGGGGCGCTGTTCTTCCCGATGGCCATCGTTCACGGCACTGGCGCGTGGTTTGGCGCCTGGTAGGAGATCGCACACATGGAAGCCAAAGCACTCGCACTAGAGAGACGACGGACGCCCGCTGTCGCAAGCCGCAAGGACTAATTACAGACGCATCATTCGATACGAGGTGTGCAATGAAACCAACATGGGTTGCTTTCGAAGAGCGCTGGCCAGCAGAGAACGAAGCTCCGGACGATCCGAGCGTGAAGACCGTTCCAGCAGTTCTGGTCACCAACAACCTGAAGGCGCGAAATCGCATGGGCCAGATGAGTCATGTCTGGTACGCCGCGCCGATCAGGGCTTCAAAGCCGAACGTAACCGGGCCGGTAGTGGCCTTTGATGAAGCCGACAGGCAAATCCAAGGAATAACCCACTGGCTTGAAATGGACGGCCTGCACCTGATCGCCGCCGAAGGAGAGCAACCATGAAGCGCGCACCTAAGTCGATCCGCAAAGCTCGCCCCGATCTGCACGACTGCGCCAAGGGGCGGATGCATGACGCGCCTATGAAGGTCATCACCACTATGCCGGGCGGGTATATCGCCTGATTGGAGATTGAGATGAGCAAGCATGTCAGCAAGATCAAATATGCCTACGAAATATTTAAGCCGAGCAGTCTAGACGGTAACTTCGGCGGCGGTTTCAACTCTCGCGTCCAAGGCGTTGGGTTTGTTCAGGCCACCGACGGCGCATACAGGGCCGAGCGCATGCAGGGCTGGTACAAGGCCGACGAAATGATCCGTGACGGAAAGATCTACTTCATTCACCCGTTCCCGCATGGCCAGTGCAAGCAAACCGGATTCGTCTACGGCGGCACCTGGGCCTGCAACGGCTGCAACACCGATGGCTTCCAAAAGCCTTGGTGGGCAGTCCGCGTCATGAAAGACGGAAGCGCATGGTGCGTGGTCGGCGAAGGATTCGAAGACCTCCAGTCATCCAACAACTACGCATTCGGCGACACCCGAGAAGACGCGCTGAAGGCTTACGCCGAGCTGATGAACCGACCGGTCGCAGCATAACCAGACCGCCCCACTCAGGAGGCATCACATGGCTACAAGTTACGCAGACAGTGCGCAGGCACGAGAGTGGGACCGGCTGCACGACGCCTACGGGCGACCGAAAAAGGCACAGGCCGACCAGTTCCACAATTACGAGGCTGAGCGCTCGCAGCGACTGGACGCCAAGCGGCAGCGCGATCTGGCTGAGCGTAAGGCTACGGCCAAGCGAATCAGCATCGCCGTCGAGCAGATCGGCGACTTCTTCGGATACAACGGAGTCAAGGAATGAACACGCACGACACTGCAGTGCGCATGATCGAAAAGGAAATCGAGACGATCCCGGCCACTGAATTCCCGGTCATGGCCGCCTCGGTTGCGCGAATGGCGGTGTTCATGGCGCACAGCCTGGATGCAATCACTGGCGCCGAGCGCGATACCTACACCAAAACGATTCGCGGGCTGGAACTTACGCGGTATGTCGAACTTTTGAAGGGGAAGGCAGCATGAGCACGCCAATCGTGAAGAGCCTGATCGACGAAGAGATCGAGGCCATCGAAAGACGCCTCGCCATCATCGCCTTCGGCCTACCGTTCAACGAAGTGATAGGCCGGGGTCGCGAGTTCAGGGTGGTGGATCTGCCGGTGCAGCTGGCTACCACTCAAAGGGGTCGACGGATAGCGGTACGGGAGCGGACGTCATGAAGCCATTCTTCTGGATGTTAACCGTCCTAACCATCTTCTACTGGGGCATCTACGCAGAGATGCGTGAGATTCAGAGTGAGCAGTTCAGCCTTCCTGTGGTGGTGGCGAAATGAAAACAGCATCGAAATTCGAACAGGCCTGCGCGGATTACGCTGAAGCACGGCTGGCGGTGAAGAAGGCAACTCTGCGCATTGGGGCTTATTTTGACGAATGCACCCGGGCCAGCGATGACAGCCGAGTAAATCGCAAAGGCGGCCAATACTCCCACGTCTCTCAAGTGCTGGAGTGGGAGGTAGACGACTACGGCAACGAGTCGACCTGCACCGCAGAAGAGCGCGCCGAGATTCTTGCTGAGTGTCCGGGCTGCCAGAAGGCATGGCAAGCCATTCAGGATCGCCGCGAGTGGCGCAAGAAATTCGGCATTGCCAAGCGGCGCATCACGCTCTTCGGCAACCAGATACTGGCGGCTCGCGATGACTAACTACCAGAAAGCCAAGCGATTCGTCATCTGGCGCGGCTCAGCCATCGTCCTCTTCGGCTCCACCTTCGTCATGCTGGCCAGCGCCTACGTCGGTCAGCTCGCCAACTAACTCAAGCACAGCGCCCCGGTCCCGGATGGCGCGGGAGATACACGCATGTCTGCAACTACTGAATTGGCCACCGTGCCACCGAAAAAAACAGCGCTGGCCGTGTACAGCGCGCCGAACGGCCTGGAGCCATGGCTACAAAAGATCCGCGACGAGGTTATGTCGTTCGTGCCGGACACCAGCACCGCCAAGGGTCGCGCCGCCATCGCCTCGATCGCCCACAAGGTCGCGAAGTCGAAAGTGGCCCTGGACGACGCCGGCAAAAAGCTGGTCGCCGAGCTGAAGGAAGTCCCGAAGCTGATCGACGCCGAGCGCAAGCGAATGCGCGAAACCCTGGAGTCGCTGCAGGAGCAGGTTCGCCGCCCACTGAATGAGTGGGAGGAGAAAGAGGAAGCCCGGGTCGCTGCGCACAAGGCCGTGATCGCGCACATCGAAAACACCGACACCGCCGGCATGACCGCGGCACTGATCGGCGCCAAGGTCCAGGACCTGGACAGTCTGGAGATCAACCAGGAGCTGGAAGAGTTCGAGGCCGACGCGCACCGGGCAAAGGCTGCCGCCTTGGTGATTCTGCGCAAGGCCCTGGCCGACCAGGAGCAGTACGAGTCGGAACAGGCCGAACTGATCAGGCTGCGCGCCGAGAAAGAGGCGCAGGAGCAGAAAGACCGCGAGCAACGAATCGCCCACGAGGCTGCCGAGAAGGCGCGCATCGAGGCGGAACAGAAGGCGCAGCGCGAGCGGGATGCAGAAGCGCAGCGGGTGAAGGACGAGCAGGCGGCAGCAGCCAAGCGCGAGAACGACCTGAAGCTGGCTGCGGCCGAGTCTGAGCGCAAGGCTGAGCAGGCAAAGCGCGACCAGGAAGAGGCCGAGCAGCGCGCCGAACGTGAGCGCAAGGAGGCTGCAACCCGGCAAGAGCAGGCAGTCGAGCAGGCGCGTCTGGATGAGCAGAAGCGCGCAGACGATGCCGCCGCCGAGATTGTCCGCCAGCAGAACGCCCGCGCAGCCGATACGGCGCACAAGTCGAAAATCATGGGCGAGGCGAAGCTGGCAATCATGTCGATGAACGTCACCGAAGAACTGGCCAAGGCGCTCGTTCTGAAAATCTACCGCGGTGAAGTGCCGAACATCACCATCAACTTCTGAGGCGCCCATGAACACACCACGACTGACCGCCCAGCTCGACTGGATGACGGTAGGCGCGTTCGACCCCGAGCAGTTCCAGGGCGATGACCGCAAAGAGTACGAAGACGAGGCGATCAAGATTGAACGCCAGTGGGACAACCAACCAATTTGAGGTGCGCCATGAGCGTCTACAAAAAGCTCCAAGAAGCCCGCTGCGAAATGCAGCGCATGACCCTGAAAAAGACCGGCGAGAACAAGTTTGCTGGCTACAGCTACTTCGAGCTGGGCGACTTCCTGCCGGCAATCAATGACCTTTTCAAAGAGAAGGGTCTGTGCGGGATCGTCTCGTTCGGGGTTGAGCTTGCCACCCTGAAGGTTGTGGACGTGGAAGACGGCACGTCTGTCGAGTTCACCAGCCCGATGGGCAGTGCGGCGCTCAAGGGCTGCCACGAAGTCCAGAACATCGGCGCAGTTGAGACCTACCAGCGGCGCTACCTGTATGTGACGGCGCTGGAAATCGTCGAGCACGACGCACTCGATTCGACGACAGGGGCTCAGCAGCAGAGCCGGCAGCAATCGACGAACCAGTACGACTGGACAGCCATGATTGCTGACATCGCCAAGGCGCCGGACATGGCGTCGCTGAAAAATGCATTCGACGCCGGCCTTGCAGCAGCGAAGGACGCGAACAACAAGAAAATGGGCGAGACCTTCGGCAAGGCAAAAGACAAGCGTAAGGCTGAACTGGCACCACAGGGCCAAGCGGCATAACCAATCAAGCCCCGGCCGGTGCCGGGGTATCAAATCGAGGTAGAGAAATATGGCACGCGGCATCAATAAAGTAATTTTGGTCGGCACATGCGGACAGGATCCTGAAGTTCGCTACATGCCCAACGGCAACGCAGTAACAAATCTGAGCCTGGCCACCAGCGAACAGTGGACCGACAAGCAAACCGGCCAGAAGGTCGAAAAAACCGAATGGCATAGGGTCTGTCTGTTCGGTAAGGTCGCCGAGATTGCCGGGGAGTACCTGCGTAAAGGCTCGCAGGTGTACATCGAAGGCAAGCTGCAAACCCGTGAATGGGAGAAGGATGGGGTCAAGCGTTACACCACGGAAATCATCGTGGATATGCAGGGTACCATGCAGCTGCTCGGCGGCAAGCCGCAGGATGGCGACCAGCAGCAATCGGCGTCGCGTCAACAATCGCAGCAACGGAGCCAGCAATCAGCGCAGCAGCCCGATGACTCGCAATACGATCCAGAAATCCCGTTCTAGATCCTCGCTCGAGCCACCATCCCATCACACTGAAAACGGATGACATACATGACAGCAATTATCCTCGACTTCGAAACAACCGGCCTGAAAGAGCCGCAGCCAACTGAGGCGGCATGGCTTCGACTGGAAAGCATCCAGACGCTGACGGTCGCTGAGCAATTCCTTCAGCGCTACAAGCCATCAAAGCCGATTGAACTTGGTGCCATGGCTACCGCGCACATCCTCGACGAGGATCTGGTCGACTGCCCGCCGCACACCGAGTTCGCACTTCCCGCCGGCACCACCTACATCATCGGCCACAACGTCGACTATGACTGGGGCGTGATCGGTCAGCCTGACGTGAAACGCATCTGCACCCAGGCGCTGAGCCGTTCGCTCTGGCCGGATGCTGACTCGCACAGCCAATCGGCGATGATCTACCTGCACTACCGGGACCAGGCGCGAGAGCTGCTGAAGAACGCTCACGCTGCGCTCGACGACGTGCACAACTGCCGCCGACTGCTGATCGCGATCATTAATTGCCTGAATTTTGAGCCCGGTCAGGAACTGGGAAGCTGGGAACGGTTGTGGGAAATCTCAGAAGAGGCACGCATCCCGACCGTGATCCGCTTCGGCAAGCACGCCGGATCGAAAATCGCCGACATCCCTGCCGACTATAAGCGCTGGCTACTCGGCCAGGCCGACGTCGATCCGTACCTGATCAAAGCGCTGAAGAAGTAATCAGCCAATCCAACCAACTGGGCGCCAATAGAGCGCCCTTTTCTTTTGGGGCCGAAAGCGAGGTCGCCATGAGCGCATACGTCAGCACCGAATTGAACATGGTCAAAGAGAACGCGGCCAGGAGCTATGAGATCGCAATGCTTGAGCGGGATTTCTTGAGAAAGGGCGGGGTTATTGAGGTGTTGCAGGGGCCGAGTTTCGTGCCGCCACCCGCGAGGCATGAACCGCCGCCTCGCAGAAAGGCCGCCAAACCATTGACGCCCAAGGCTGTAGCCGAACCCGAAAAGGTCACAAAAATGACCTTGCGCGAAATCGAACGCGAAGAGCGAGCCGAAATTGCCGAAAGGGCTCGAGCAGAGCTTGTTGAGCAGGTCAAGAAGCTCGCTGAAACCATGAACTACTCACAAGCGATCCTGCGCACCGGACTGTCGCGAAAGACTCTGTTCTCTATGGCAAAGGAGCATGGTTTCAAGTTCCAGCCAGCAGGCTACACGCGTGGCGGTGTCGATGGCGCGAATGACGCCGACCTGGCCAAACGCATCAAGGCCTTCATGAAAGCCGGGCTTACCCGTAGCAAGGCCATGGAGAATTCCGGGCTCACCTTCAAGCCATTCCTGCGCATCCTGGCCAGGTTCAATATCGATTATCCGAAGGCCTTCAACTCCCGAGCACACTGACATGAACCAATACAACGACACCAGACAGGTCTATCGATCCGAACTGGCCGCTGCCACGGACGCCTTCTTCCGCTCTGGCGGCAAGATTGAGCATTTGGCCCCGCCAACGTTTGAGCCGCGCCCGTCGCGCACCGAGCCGGTTATCTCGCCCGAGGAACTGGAATACCGCGCCTTCGTCGAAAAGGTCCGTGAAATGGGCAAGACCATGAACAAGACCAAGATCGTGCAGGCGCTGGGCGTCACCGATCACCAGGTCTACACCGTCTGCAAACAGCACGGAATCATCTGCAAGCCGCTGCGCAACAACGGCAGCGGGCATGGTTGCGTCGATCCGAAGCTGGACGCGCCCCTGGTCGAGCGTCTGCGAGCGCTGGCCGAGATCGGCATCCGCAAGTCGCTGGCGCGCGCACAGATCGGCCTGACCTGGCATGTCACCGAGCGCCTAGTCAAAACCTACGGAATCGAGTTTAAGCAGTGAAACGCATCAGCTCCAAGGTCGCCACCCGGCGCCGACAGTCATACACCACCCTTCCACCCAGCGGCCTTTCCCATGCACATACCTCCTACAAGCTGCCAGCTCAGCATGATGGACGCGATCCTCATCCTGTTGCTGGCCTACCGCATTCACGCCACTGACGCAGCGATCAAGGCGTCGGCCTACAGCATCCGCGACAAGGTGCGCATCGGCTGCCGGCCCACCATCAACCAGATCATCAAGTGCCGCTCGCAGATGGAGTGGGCGCAGAACATTTGCGAGGACGACGAGCTATGAAATATCCAAAGGGTCGCCGCGGACCGAAGAATGACGGAAAGATCAGCGGGGTCACGGTTGTGTGGGCGCATGAGCCCGGCAACAGCGACGAGCTGACCTACTTCTGGCGCAATCGCGATGACTATGTCGAGGCCGGAATATCCAGCTGCAAGCGAGACACGCCGGTCATGATGGCGGCCTTCGAAGATGCGAAGCTGTTCACCGGCAAAACACTTAAAGAAGAGTTGATCGCGCGCGGCTACGACATTAGCACCTTCAAATTCACCATAGAGAAGCTGGCCAAACCACAATCAGGTGAGCAGCCATGACCGCGATGACGACAAAGGAACGCAGCGCCAAGGCTGCCCTCAAGCGCGGGAAGGTCGCGGAAAAAGAGCTTCGGCATCGGGTTAGGCCAGGCATTGAAGAGGCAATGGATCGCATCCGGGAGCGCTCGAAGACGCCAGAGATCAGCGAAGTCATCCAGCTGGCCATCCTCAAGATGGACGCCATGACCGACGCCGAACTGGTCGAGTTCCTGCGGCCCCCGCGCCACAAAATACGAATCAGCGAATCCGTAGCGCGTCGCTTCGAGAATGAATCGCGCCGAGAGCTGCTGAAGAATCCAAGCGATTCGCAGTTGGCTCCACTGCCGATCGGGGAGAAAGAGTGCAAGGCGGTACAGATCGACATGCTGGGCTGATCCGCAATATTCAATCTATACATAGAGAGCGCCACACATGAGCCTTTCCTATATTCGTGACTACTACAAAGTTCCTGCCGAGATTGGCCGTCGAGTGACCGCCTACGGGAAGCCTGGGGTTATCCTGAGCGCGATCAATGCTTACATAGGCGTATGCCTGGATGAAGACCCCGAGAAGCGCATCAGGCCGCACCACCCAACTGACGGTATCGAGTACGGCGAAATAACCGACAATCTGCCGCTCAAGGAGTGGGAAGTTTTGGCTGGCGGGAAATACGGCTGCTGGTGGCTTGATCGCGAATACATCGTTCGCGTATGGGCTTGCACGCGCAGCCAGGCCAAGTACAAGGCTTTCGAGCGACTAGACGAGTGTTTCGATAGTGCCAAGGCGATGATCTACTTCAAGGTTCGTCGTGCCTGAGCGGCCTGGAGCAAGCATGACCCCACGCAGACGCCGCAACCCGCGCCAACCCATGCCGCGCCTTGCAATAACTTCAACCTGCGAATTCTGTGAGCGCAATCGCGCATCCGGCAACCACTCGGCCTGCTCCAAGATGCGGCAGGCCAAATACCAGAGGGATCAATGATGAACGATGTGAAGCGTTACACCTTCAAAGGCGCAGCGGGCGAATATGTCTATGCAGCCGATTTTGAAAAAATACGAGAACTGCACCGGCTGAATTGCGAGAGTCATGCGGAAACAATGCTTTTGCTCGGACAATGCAGAGAGGATCTGGAGCAGATGCGCTCACTGCTTTCTTCAATGACCAGCGATTACGCCTGCTGCCTGGAGGCTGGTTATGACCGAATCACCTTTCTTGGTGGCGATTGCGACAGTGTTCAGAAGATGCTGAGCGACAATCCAAATTATTCCAAGGCTATCGCCGCCATCAATCTGAATAACGCTCCAAACCCGCCCGGTTCGCCGGGTTTCTTTTTGTCCGAATCGTTGACTTGTTCGTTGACCTAATCGGATTGTCAGCGCATAGTGAGTCCATCAATAAGGACCAACCGGAGCACGACGCAATGAAGGCTTTTGTTTTCCGCACTGTTCAAGTGGATGGGCTGTCAATCAGGACGGCGGTTCGCCCAGGTAAATCGCACCTGACCCCGCTGGTGGTGTTCAACGGCATCGGCGCATCGCTGGACTTGGTCATCCCGTTCACCAATGAGCTGGACCCTGACCAAGAAATCATCGCTTTCGACGTGCCCGGTGTCGGAGGTTCGCCGGCTCCGCTGCTGCCGTACACCTTTCGCGGCATGGCCAAGACCGTCGCCACGATGCTGGACGTGATGGGCTATGACCAAGTCAACGTGATCGGCGTGTCGTGGGGAGGCTTTCTGGCCCAGCAGTTCGCCTATGACCAGCCGCACCGGTGCAGACGACTTATCCTTGCTGCCACCTCCTGCGGGGTCGCCATGGTGCCCCCATCACTCAAGGTGCTGAGCCTGATGGCCTCGCCACGCCGCTACACCGACCCCGAGCACGGTGCACGCATCGCCCCGGACATCTACGGCGGCGCGTTCCGTTACGACAAGTCGCTGGCCACCGCGCACACCAGCAAGATGAAATCGCCCAGCGGGCGCGGTTATTACTATCAAGCCATGGCGGTTTGGGCATGGACCTCAGCGCACTGGCTGCACAAGATCAAGCAGCCGACGCTGGTACTGGCCGGCAATGACGACCCCCTGATTCCGCTGGTCAACATGCGCATGATGGCCAACCTGATTCCGCGTTCGCAGCTGCGCGTGATCAACGACGGGCACCTGTTTCTGGTGACACAGGCCAAGACTGTCGCACCGATCGTCACCGGCTTCCTGTCGGGCGGCGTGCTAGTCGCCGAGCGCCAGCACACTGAATCGCCAATGTCCGCCGAGCATGACGAGCTGTACGAGCGGACCCTCGCAGCCCTTTAACCAAACACAAATCAATGGAGTAAGACCAATGCGAACTTTCACCACCGAACAATTTGACGAGATCATTCAGAAGCACAGCGCATGGCTAAACGATGAAGAGGGCGGCGAACGCGCCGACCTGCGCTCCGCCGACCTGCGCTCCGCCGACCTGAGCTCCGCCGACCTGAGCTCCGCCGACCTGCGCTACGCCAACCTGCGCTCCGCCGACCTGAGCTCCGCCGACCTGCGCTACGCCGACCTGAGCTCCGCCGACCTGCGCTCCGCCGACCTGCGCTACGCCAACCTGCGCTCCGCCGACCTGCGCTCCGCCGACCTGCGCTACGCCGACCTGAGCTCCGCCGACCTGCGCTACGCCGACCTGAGCTCCGCCGACCTGCGCTACGCCGACCTGAGCTCCGCCGACCTGCGCTCCGCCGACCTGCGCTCCGCCGCTTCAATCTGGGGCGCTGTCGGCAATCTGTCGCAGATCAAGTCTGTGCAGTGCGATCTCTGGCCGGTGACGTACACAGCGGACGAGATGCAGATCGGCTGCCAGTTCCACACGCTGACTGAGTGGTGGGCGTTCAGTGAAGAAGAGATTCAGGAAATGGATTCGCGCGCATCAGCCTGGTGGGCGATCTGGAAGCCAATCCTTAAAACCATCATTGAGGCCTCGCCTGCCGTTCCGTACGAGGCGCCTGAGAAAGGGGCTGATTGAATGAAAACGCACAAGTCCGGGCCGAAACCGGGAAAGAACGCAGTACGCAACGCCAAGATTATCGAGTGCTACCAGACGCACAGCGCCGAAGAGGCCGCCAAGCGCTTCGGGTTGAGCAAGGCGGCCATTTACAAGATCGTCCGGGAGTGCCGGGCGGCACAGCAGGAGAGCGAGTGATGGATATGATGACCGAAGTGAAGACTGCCGACCTGATTGGCCCTGCTCTGGATTGGGCGGTGGCGCAAGCAGCTGGATGGACAGCGAGTATCCAGCCGGTGTATACGCCCAGCAAAACCTATTACGATATTCGATCTCCCAGCGGGCTCGGGTTATCGCCATCAAAAGACTGGAGTCAGTGCGGCCCGCTGATTGAGAGATTCCGCATCAGCATCATCTACTCGGACGAGGTTTGCGATCCGTGCGCGTGGACCGATTCCACTGCCGCCTGGCACGCCACATCGCCAATCGTCGCAGCCTGCCGAGCCATCGTGGCCGCCAAACTAGGCGACACCGTTTCCATCCCTGCTGAACTGGTGAAGCCATGATCAATCTCTTCTGGCGCCTGTTCGCCAAGCTGCTTGCCCGCCCAGCCATCGCCAACTGGCTCATCGCCCGAGCCCAGCGCACCCCGTACCAGCACATCATGTCCGCCGACGGTTCCGACATGTACATGGGCCGCTGGTGGCTGTTCAACCCTTACAGCCGCGAGACGCACAAGGCGAAGTTCTGGTGGTTCCCGTGGTCGATCCGTATACACCACATCATGCGCCCGGATGCTGACCGCGACCTGCACTCTCACCCGTGGAATGCGCGGACGATCATTATGCGTGGTGGCTACACCGAAGAGCGGCCAGCAATCCGCCAAGGGACAAAATCGATTCTGTCGGTAACGCGGCGAGTGCGAATCATCCGACGCCCCGGCGATACCGCGACACTGACGTTCGGCGAATACCACCGCATCGACTACGTGCAGCCAGAAGGCGCATTCACTCTGTTCATCACCAGCAAGTGGCGTGGCGACTGGGGCTTCATGGTCAGCGGCCGCAATGTGCCGTGGCGAACCTATACCGGCGAGACGAAGCCATGACCCTTGACGAACTGGCCCTAGCCTACGAACTCAGACAGGAGGGCTGCTGCTGGAAGCGTATAGCCGAAGGATTGGGTGGCGATCCTCGGCTGATCGCGGCCCAGGTATCGCATCTGGTACGCAACGGGATCGGCAAGGGGCTCGACGGCTACGACCGAAAGCCGGGCAAGCCTGCTGCATTCCCGCTCGACTCCATCCAGAAGGCGCACGACATGAGAAGTCGCGGCTCAAGCTGGAAGGGGGCTGGACGGGAGCTGGATCTTGACCCTGAGCGGCTGCGCAAGGCTCACCGATACGCGCTCAATCACGGTTTGATCCGGGATGCGGCATAACCCTCTCACTTTGGGTACGCCTCAGGCGAGGCGATTCCAGGCCCAATGTTTCCAATAGGCAAATATTTATATTGACGATCCTAAATGTGTTCTGATTTACTGGCCACTCAAAACAACGAGTGAGCAGGTTATGAAGAATGCCAGGGTGTACCTGCGCGTCAGCACAGCCGAACAGGATCTTGAGCGGCAGCGGGCATTGGTAGGAAAGGCGAGGGATGAAGGTTATTACATCGCGGGGATTTACGAGGACAAGATGAGCGGCACCAGTGCTGACCGACCTGCACTGAATCGGATGATTGCCGATTTGCAGCCGGGTGACGTGGTGATCGCAGAGAAGATGGACCGCATCACTCGGGCGCCATTGCCAGAGGCAGAAGCGATCATTGCGGCGATCAAAGGGAAGGGGGCGAAGCTGGTGGTGCCGGGAATTGTCGACCTGTCCGACATTCAAGCCGGCGGCATGGCCCGGATCATCCTCGATGCAGTGCAGGACATGCTGCTCAAGGTCGCCATGCAGATGGCAAGGGATGACTGGGAGACGCGAGCTACCCGACAGGCTCAAGGGATCGCGGAAAGCAAGAAGGCGGGGAAGTACAAGGGCAGGCCGGTCGATGCGCTGCTGCACGCAAGGGTGAGGGCGCTGCTGACCGACAAGACGCTATCGGTGAAGAGAGTGGCCGAATTGGCCGAGTGCAGCCCGACCACAGTAGCCAAGATTCGCGACAAAACCGACGAATAACGATCACCAGGAGGTGACCATGCAAAAGCTGATGGCGTTCGAGCAGGGTTATGCGGCATTTCTTAAGGGTGTTGCTGCCGACAAGAACCCTTTCGACAAGGACGCTGCACCGTTTTCACGGGAGCGCTGGCAGATGGGCTGGGACAAGGCGCAGCGGGTAAAGATGGCTGCTCAGGTGTGACCCACAGCCACTCCGGCACCGGGTCGATTATCGAATGAGGGAGATTTTGGAATGAAGAAGGTTCAAAGGTTCTGGTGTGAGGAAGCACAAAACATCAGATGCGTGCGCGAGGAAGATTTTGACGCGATGGAATATGACCGCGATCAGTGGCGGCATATGGTTGGCGCAGTGAGCGCAACGATCCCGCTCGCTGAAACGCTGGCGAGTAATGAAACCGGCCAGACGCTTGTCGAGTATTTCAAGAAATTGCACGCAGATCGTGACACCGCCCTATCCCAGCTCGCTGCTTTGCGGGAAGAGATGGCCGCGTGCAAGTCAATAACCTGCATGCTGGAAAGCAGAGAGTGGGCCGAGCACGCTGGGAAAGGCCCGGTATCTGAGGCACTTGAGCATGCGATAACTGATATGCACAACGAGCTTTCAGACGCACAACAGCGCCTTTCGGACGCCGAGCGGCGAATGACCCATGCCGAGCAGTGGAGCGCCACTCTTGAGCGTGCAATATTCAGGGCTCTCGACGATTCAAGTGAAGACGCAGAAACAGGCGTCATTGAAATAACGCGTGCTGACTACGAAGCGCTGGCGATCTTGATCGGTGAGCCAGTAGAAGCCGCCCTCACCAAACCCGAAGAGGCCAAGTCATGAGCTTGTTTCAATGTGAAGTATGCGGCTGCTGTGAGAATACGGCGCTGTCGTGTCAGGGGTTCAAGCCCGTATCCAAAAGCTTCGATTGGTCCTACGCCCCGGAACGCGAAGGGATGCGACTGTGCAGCGCCTGCGGGCCGGTCGCATATGTAGGCAATAAACACCCGACGGGGTACGGCGTGTGGCACCACCAATTCGAGCGCATTTTTCTGCCGATGGGCGAGTTCCACACTAACCGAGTTGGAAATCTTGAACACACAGCTTCCGGCAGTGAAGACTATCGATCGTTTGCAATCGGAGAAAAGCCATGAGCGAATTTGTGATGGTGAAGCGGGAGCTTCTGGAGCGGGTTTTAAACCCTACCTCGCTGTATGAAGCAGAAGACGAACTCCGCGCCGTTCTCGCTCAGGAAGCGGGGCTGAGCGAGCCGGCTTACTGGGAATATCAAGGAACTTCACTTGGAACTCAGATCGAAGATCGACGGCTAGATAACCTTTGGTTGAAGCCAGACGCCCAGCACGAATATGACTACATCAAAGGTGCGCCGCTATACAGAGAGCCGCCACCTAAACACCCAATCATAAAAGTCCTGAACGACCCGCAAGCGATGGAACTTGTAGCGCTCAAGGCTACCGTGGCACAGCAGGCTCAGTTGATTGAGTGGCTTCAGAAGGGGGCACCACGGCAGGAACCGATCGCCTACATGCGAAACGAAGGGACGCCGAACAATCTTGTGAAATGCACATTTACCTGTCCCGGAGCATTCGGGGTTTATCGTTCGCCGGTAGCGCCGCCCGCGCCGGCAGCGGTGGTGCTGCCAGACTACCTCCCCCTGCCGAAGCACTCAGATTACCCGGGGCTGCCCGCGACCTATGCATCTGATCATGACAAAGCCGTCGCGCATAACGCCTGCATCGACAAGGTCAAGGAGCTGAATCAATGACCCTACGCCAGCACCTTCAGGGCGCGCTGATAGATCTCCAGTCGATCAGCGGCGCCGTTTTGTCCGCCATTGATGCGCTGAGTAATTGCTGAAAACCGCTCAGCATCCGCCAGTTCATTCAGCCCATTGCTCGACCAGAACCACGCGGCCGACAGAGCGGCATATACCGGCTGCTCCAGCAGTTCAGGCTTGGTCAGCAGGTCGAGGCTCAGGGCCTGACCACAGGCCTGATAGTTCAGCCAGCCAGTGACCTGAATCAGGCCACGACCGCGGTATTTGAAGCCGTCACCCGTCACAGCAGGCCCATTACCCATGCGCGAGGCATAGACGATGTTGGCGATCTGCTCAGGCTTGCGTGCCACTGCTGCCGCCATCTGCGGAGTGAAGCGCTTCGGCCAGGTGAGGAGCAAGGCCTCGGCGCTGTAGTTCAGGTTTTCAACCAATGAGCGCAACTGGCCGGACTCATGCCCTGCCTGGGCAATGAACGCAGCCACGCGCAATGGCGTGTCAATCTTGAAGCGCGCCATCGCCTCATTCAGCGCAGGCGCAAAAACGCCGGCAACTGGGCCGGCGTTCGGGAGTATCTGCAGCAGTTGCTGCGGGGTGATGGGCATGGGTTGCTCCCGTGGGAAAAGAAAGCCCGCGCGGTGGCGGGTTATTTGAATTACGCTTGCATCAACCCATCTTTCTGCGCTTCGGCCAGAGTGGCCACGAAGTCCGCTAGCTGGACCAGCGTAACCGAGCCAGTCGCCGGAAGGGTTGTCAGCGTTGTATGGGTGCCAGTCGTCATTCGAGCGGCGTTAGAAATACCGAACTTGGTGCTGGCATTATTGGTCATGACCGTGCCGGTCGCCTGATTGGACTTGTTGCTCTTCTGGTAGCAGACCGAGACGTCGTTGTTGATAATGTAGCCGTTAGTGGTCCAGCCGTTACCGGACACATCAAGGAAGTTGTCGTGCAGCAACAGCGTCGTGATGGCGCCGAAGTTGTAGCCTGTGCCGCCAGTAGTACCGCGCACGTCGTTGGTGTTGTAGGATTTGCAGTTGCCGACTTCAACCGTGCGCACGTTCGCGACGTTGATATCTCGGGCGCCGTTACTGTCAAACTCCAGGCCAACCGCCGTGAATGAACCGCCCATGTTGTTGTAGGCCGAGTTCGACACGCTGAGAGCTGGCAGGTTCTGTCCGCCAACAAGGGTTCGACCGTTCCTGAAAAGCTTGGTCCCTGGGCTTATGCCGCCACGATGAATGCTCTGGATCGCGATACCGCATCCAGCATTGTCGCTGTACTCGCCGCCACAGTTCCAGGTTGGCAGTAGACCAGTGGCGCCGAGGAAGGAAGCCCCGTGACGAGCGTTGAATGTATGGATTCCGAGCACAGTGACTTGGTCGGCGCCAGAAACCACAACCCCACACATCTGCAAGCCGCTGACATCGTTGGTTAGGCCTAGTACGCCGTTACCCATCGAAGTGCAGTCTGCATCGACTGTCACTCCCGGCGTATTGATGTAGTAGCCATTGATTCCGTTGTTGTTAGCGTGGCAATTTTCAAATCGGCCATCTGCATATTTGATCGACACAGAGCCCGATGGTGACTCGTAGCTGAAGCCGCTTCCTGACCCACCGGACCCATTGTTAAGGCCATTATTATTGGCAATACATCCTCTGCATGTACCGCCGCTACAGTGGTAATAGGTCATCCCCATCGATGAGTTATTGTAAGCAACGCAATCTTCAACCACTCCGTGACTATAGGTGCGGTAATCGCCACGAATATACGTCGCCCAGTTAGTGGTGATGTTCAGGCCGTTGGCCAGGTACTGCGTAGCATCACGAAAAATGCACTTGCTGATCTTGTGGTTACGGCACTGCCTCAGATTGAGGCTGTCATACACGCCGTTAGCAAAGTCGACCTCATGAATCTTGAGGTTGTCGATGTAGTTAAACATCGGTGCCGGAAAGGTAGATGGCAGAACCCCAGCCCCTAGCCCCATTACCGCCAGAATAGCCGCACCGTTACCGTCCCACTTATGACCGTTACCGATGATGGTTACGTTAAATAGCGCTGCCAGCGGCTGAGCATTGATGTCGTGCGCAAAGACCAGCGGTGTGGTGTATGCAGTAGACGTATTGACCACATCTGCATGGAACTCGTAAGTCACCTGGCTGCAATTGAACAGTACCTGGCTGCCGACGGTGTATTGCCCTCCGCTAACGGCAGAGAACACCACGCGAGAGATCGCGCCATTGCTGGCCACAACTGCAGCAGCAACTTTGCTAAAGGCAGTCGCACAGTCGATCCCGGCCCGTGCGCCAGCCTGCTTAACGTCGATTGTTCCGCTATGGATTAGCATCCAGTAGCCGCGACCGTCATCAGAGTGAATGACTGTAAGGCCGTTATCGGTTGGCGGGGTTGCATCAAGAATAAAATAATACTTTCCGTGGCCGCCATCCCCAGCGCTGGTATACCCCAGCGTCTCGGCGCGAGTGAAAAAAATGGTGCTGAGGGCGCGCATGGCCGACACGGAAACGAGTCCGGTGGCGGTCGCCAGATCATCCCAGTCGACATTGCTCGGCTCCCAGCCTGCCGACCTGTAGAGGTATTCGGTGTCGTCGCCACTATTGAAGTAGCGGTCGCCGATTTGCAGCGCAGAGCCGTCACCGCGCAGGGTTGGCGCCGATGCAAAGGTGCCAAGGAATGGCGCTACACGGGTGGCTGCCGTCGCGGCCGAGACTGCAGCCGCACTGGCCGACGCTGCCGATGCATCCATGGCCGCCTGGATAGCCGTCGCCGACAGCGCACGCTTCCCGGTATCCACTGCTACGCCAGCCGTGTTGCTGTAGACGGCATAAATCTCGTCCGGATCAGACGACTTCACCAGAAAAATAGCGCCATCCGTAGTCGCGGCAATACCGGCCGCCGTGGTCGGATAGATCGTGGTGGCGAAGCTGATCTTTTCCGCACCATCCGCCTGGATATCGACAACGACCTGCTTCAGGTTTTTGATGTCGCCGGAGTCGGTCGGAATCAGAGCGGCGCCAACGGCGTCATTGGCGAACCGGAAAAGAATGTGGCTGCCGAGTTCTGCGTTAACCGTGGCGAGTTCAAGCCGCTGGGTCTGGTTGGCCATGCGTATTTCCTTGGGGCGAATTTAATGAGTGCGACCCGAGAAGGTCGGTAGGGTTACAGCCAGTTGCCGGAGAAGAATTCGCCGTTATTGCTGATCAGCATGTCGGCCACCGCGTCGAAGATGGTGTCGACCTGATCGTCGAAGTCGTGGCTGTCGTCGGCGGTGAAGGCCGAAGCCTCGGTGAGAAAGGGCGTGACCCAGTCCGTCGAGGCGATGATCTCGCCACGATGATCCTTGACGTGCTCCAGCTTGCGGCCTTGGTCGTCGTAGATGGCTGGGACGAATACCCGACCCGACTTGAACCATGGCACGGCATCCATGCAGCGCGTGACCTTGTTGGCCGCCGGACCACGTGGCTGCGCCTCGATCGGAATCGAGCCCTTTTTGCTGATGGTCTGAATCAGGCCGGTGCCGCTCGACTTGTCCTCGACGCGCATGTAGCGCAGCGCGGCCGGGTGGAATTGGTCCCAGGTTTTCCACTGTTGCCACAGGCGCAGCGCGGTCGTCTCAAGGTCGCCAGCGTCGTACTTGCCGCGGTGAATCTCGATGATGTACAGGTTGCCGTCGACGCCCAGGCCGCAATGACTGAATACTGAATAGTCGTGCTGCTCGCCGGTTTTCTGTGCGGTGTCGACGTACACGCCGCGCCAGACCAGAAAAGGCAATTGCTGATAGGTCTTGAACCAGTCGGCGTCGATCATGCCGCCAGTCAGCGCCACCGGCTCCTGCTGGTACTGGCTGACCATCGTGTACGGGTCGCGATCCCACAGCGCCATCAAGTCGGCAACGGTTTCCTTGGCGGGCCAGTAGGACCAGTATTCGACGCCGCCACGGACGATTGACGGACTGCTAAAAACGTCACGCTCGGCGTGTTCGCGAATCTCATCCGGCAGACTGGCGATGTATTCGCGAGTGACCAGCGCCGGAACTTTGATGTGGCTGAAGTCCAGGCCCATGCCACCCTTGAGCAGGAAGCCCGACACGTCATCCGTGTGCAGGCGCTGCTGGGTGCAGATCACCGGGGTGTCTGGTGACGCCCGACGACTGCGCAGGGTGTTGGTGACAATCCGCTGCGCCTTGGCCCGCATGGTCGCGCTGAACGCGCTGTCGGCCTTCTCCGGGTCGTCCAGATTAATGAATCCGGTGAAGCCTTCGGAGATGTAGCCGCCACGCACACCGGTGATCTGCCCGCCAGTGGAGCGGCTGAAGATCTGGTGCTTGTTGCGCCCGCGATCATCGGTAACGACCCAGTTGGCCACGTCAGCCTTACCCAGCGCGCACGGCCATAGGCCTTGGTATTCGTCGCTGGTGATAATCGACTTGATGCGGTTCGAGTTTTCCTCGACCAGGGATTTCGAGTAGGAGACGTTGAGCGTGCGCGTCCGGTCGAGCACGGTCATGGCGTAGGCGGGCAGGTGAATCGACCAGTATTCGGTCTTGGTACCGCCCGGCGGCATGTTGAACACGACGTTCTTCAGCTCGCCCGACAATACCTTGAGCGCGGTGTGATCCATGTAGCGGTGGTGCCAGTTGCAGAGCATCTTCATGCCCTGGTTCAACTGGAAAAAGACGCGCATGAAGGACAGCGGCGAATGCTCGCCAATAATCTTGACCGCCTGCTTTTCCGCGTCATCCATTGAGTCCCAATCGAGCAGGGCGCTCATAGGCGATCAATGATGGAGTTCATGACCTTCTCGGACACGGTCACGGTGGAACTGGTCTTGATGTCGCCGCCGTTCTTGCCGGTGATTTCGACAATCTTCTTGTCCAGGCCTAGCAGCTTGGCCTTGCCCATGGTGGCCGAGACGGCGGCCGAGGCTTGAGGTGTCTCGGCATTCATGGCCTTCTGGCGTGCCTCTTCCAGTTCGGCCAGCAGCGTATCGACGGTGATGTTATGCCTGTCCATGACCTTTTCCCTTAGCTCAGCCAGCCGCTCCTGCACCTGCGGCCGTTGAAACAGGTTCCAGCCCTCGCGCTGCATGCTCTTCTCGGCCATGTTGGCGACATTGTAGGTGCGGCGGTAGGACTCGGAAGCGTTGCCCGTCTCCATGTAGGCGAGACAGAACGCCTCCATTTTGTCAGTGAAACGACGCTTCTTTGGCCTTTCCATATTCACACCTGCGGGGTTATGAGTTTCCACTTATAGCCGACCCATTTGGGGATCTTGCCGGCGGTAAAGAGTGGTGGTTTGACGTCGACGCAGCCGGCCGGGATCAGCCAACTACCGATCACGACCGGATCGGCATCGGCCAGCGTTTCGCCCACGTACCAGCCGTTGGCGTCGTATTGGTAAACGGTCTTCTGGCTCATAGGTATCGAATCCAACGAACTTGCGCGAGGTTGGAGGGGCGAGCTTCAGCGCCACCGGCAGACTGGATGCTGATGCCTGTAGTGGCGTTGCTAGTCTGGCCGAAGACCGGTCTGGCGTAGCTGTTGGTGCCGCCGCCCTGCATCTCCGTGCCAAATGCGGCTGAGGCGTACCCATGCGTGTGGCTTGGGTCATTTACACCGTGGGTATGCGCCAGGTTCTGACTGGGCTCGATGATGTTGCTGAGGGTTCGACCGGTGTTGATGCCGCGACCATCGTCCAGAAAGCGAGGGAATATACCGCGCCAATCCGGCAGGCGGAATTGCGTGCTCAGCTCGCCACCGGTGTTGTAGGTCGTGCCGATGACGGCAAACAGCTTCGGGTAGGCCGATCGCAGCAGGACCGCGCCAACACACTTCAGCCAGCCATTATCGGGAGCGCCGTTGTGTGCCACGTCCTTGTATTCGGCAATGCTGAAACTCGCGTACAGCGTCTGGCCGATCTGCCGCCAGTAGAGTGGGCTGGTCAGCGGGTTGTTGTTGGTGTTGGCGGTGGTCAGCGACTCGTAGTAATAACCGTCAGTGGCGTAGCAGGGCGCGCCAAGGCCGTAAATCGCCTGGGCGTGCCAGGTCATCACCCCTTGACGCTCGATGTCCTGCAGCGCCGTGTCGACCCGGTTATGCCACCAGTTTTCCTGCCCGGCCGGAGGGGCATCCTTGTCCTGTCCACCTTCCCAGCCGGTGGAAATACGCACATCCCCGGGAAGCTTGAAGCTGTTCAGGTTGTCCTCGGTTTCCACGCCCTGAGCCCAGCGCGTATTAAAAGGCTGTCGTGCCATCAGGCTATATCTCCGGGAAGGGTTACGTTGGCGTAGTCGTAGATGTGCTCCGACGACGATTCGATGTCGGTGATGTTCGGCGGCAGGATGAAAATCTCGCCAATGCGCGTGCCTTGCGGGCGCGGGATCAGGTCGAAATTCTCGATCAGGTACAGCGTGGTGTTGTCCAGTTCCGAGGCGATACCGATGTCGAAGGACTTGTCGCCGTTGCAGATCAGCGCCGTGACCTTCACGCCGATGATGATTTCCACCAGCTGGATGATGCTGTCGGCCGTGCCGTCGCTGATGTTGCGGGCGATCTTCGCCTTGATCATCTTGCGATACAGGTCGTTGTTCAGCGGCGCATCAATGATGCCGCCCTCCCCGATGTAGGGCGCGATGTTGTAGTTGGTGTAGCTGTCGTTACCCGCATAGCCGAAGACGTCGAACGCCGTACCGCGCAGGATTGGCCGGCGCACCCCGACGATGATGCCGATGATGTCCAGCATGTCGCCGGTCACGGTGTCGACGTCGTAGCTGCCATAGAGCGTATCCAGCGGCGCTTCCAGATACTGATTGGCAATCTCGGGCGTAATGGTCAGCCAGCGCACCATGCGCTGCTTGTCGCGGTATTCGTTGATGATGCGCGACTTGGCGCGCGCGACGTGGTCCATAATCATGGGATCACCGTAACCGCGATGTTGTCGGCGTCAAAGGTGGCGATCTGGGCGATGGCCGGCTGAATCGGGGTCAGTCCTTGACTGATAGCGCTCAGGCCAATGGTCAGCGCAGTGACGTAGCTGTCGCCGTACTTACCTAGCACCTTGTTCACCGGCGTGTACAGGCGACCCGGCACAACCTTCTCGCCGATGTCATAACCGCCCTTGTTGAAACCGGTGGTGGTTTCGCCGTCGAACAGCTGGCGGGTCGAGTCGGCGACGATGGCGTTCTTGATCTGCGTGTCGATGTCGCTCGGCAGGTCGCCTTCCTTTTGGTAGGTGACGTGCACGAAGATCGGCAGGCCGGTGGCGCGCTGGAAGGTCACGGTGTCCTTGTTGCCGGTGACGGGTGAGGTCACTTCGACCTTGACGCCGTTGTCGCCTGGCGTATCGATCCAGGTGTCCGTCTTGGCGCTGTAGCGCGGGAACATCGGCGTACCCGGGTTGTGCTTCTGGTAGATGGCCAGGCCCACGTCGGCATCCGAGCCGCCGTTGACGATGATCGCGATCCCGGTGTAGGGCACGCCGTCGGTGTCGAATGGGTCGTCGCTGCTGTTCTCCAGCACCTTCACATCGGTCACGCCGGTCACGCTGGCAAGGTTGGCGACCATATTGTCGCGCATGTTGCTTCCCGCGCGAGCCACGGATTCATTGCGGCGCTTGCGGAAATCGGTATCGGTTTCCGCGTTTTCGCCGGCAGCCGCCTCGCCATTGGTGACCGTCGCCCAGCCTGGGTAGGGCGTGCCGATGACGGTCAGCTCACCGGCCGAGGCCAGCACACGACCTGGTGTAGCGCAGGTCGCGAAACCGGTGGCCGTCTCGCTGAGGCCGATGACGATAATGGCGGTGGTCAGCCAGACGCTGTTGTCGATGCGACTGCGCACTTGCGAGTTAGCCGGGATAGCCGTTCCAGCCGCGCCGACCACAGTGATCGGTGCAATGGAGTAGGTCGCCTCGCGGATCGGTACGCCGGAAATCTTGCCGATGTCACGTAAGGCTTCACCGGTGGCGCTGTCTGGATCTTTGCTGCGGTAGACGGCGACTACAGCCTCGTCCAGGTTGGCCAGCAGCTCGGAATCGATACCGATGCGCTGACCGTCTGGCGAGTCGGCGTCGATGTTCCAGTCAGGATCGATCGCCAGCGTCCGTGTTTCGATGTCGCTCAGGTACTCGTTGAGCGAGCGCCCGGTAATTCCTTGTTCGGTGATTTCAGCCATTAGATGATCGCCTGGACAAAATTGATGTCGGCGGTTTCGCCGGAGGTGCTGACAATGGAGGCGCTGACCGTCAATTCTCGGGTTAGAGCATCCGAGGTCACGCTGAAGGCGGTCATGCCGGCACAGCCAGGCGTCAGCAGGATGCGGCGACGGATTACCGACTCGCGGGAGGCCAGGGCCGAGCCCTTGCCGAGCACGCTGCCGAACCAGTCGGTGCCGTCGGCGGTGTTGAGAAACCATTCACCCAAGAAGAACTTGAGGCGGGTCACGACGTTTTGCGCAACCTCTTCGGCGCTGTAGCCGGTCAGGAATTCTTCCTTGCCCAGCGCCAGATCGCCGTCAGCGTCCAGTTTTCGTACCGTCATGGGTTGACCACTCCAGAATTGCCGCTGCCCGACTGCACGCCGTTGTGGGTGTGCTCGAAGCCGATGCTCACGCCGTGGTTGGTGATGGTCGTCTCGGTGGTCACGGCCAGTTCAAAGTTGACCGGCTGCTCGAAATTGGCCGGGCACTTGACGTCGAGCGACACACCGCCGATCTCCAGCGTCTTGTCGTCGTGAATCCAGAAGTAGGCCGATCCGTCGTTGCTGCGCAGGCGCAGGCCGTCGTTGGCAAAATCAGTGATCGCGCCCGGCTTGGAGCGAATGCCGGGGACGAAGTAGGCGTCGTTGATCGAGAAGCGCCGCGGCTCGGATTTGACCGCCACGCCGCCCTGGTCGACCCAGGAGTCAATGCACTCCTGGCTGAAGAACAACACGCCCTCAGTGCCCGCTCCCACGCGACATTCCAGGGTTCCGCCCGAGGCGCCCCAAAACTGCACGGGGACACAGATGATCGGCCGGCGCTCAGCCTGATTGCCCTGGCGGTCCTCGAGCATCAACCCAATCTGCACTTCGGCCTGCTGGCTTGACGAGTCAAAGCTCAGGACGTGGCCGGGCACGCTGGTGCGCATGTTGCTTTTGAGGTATTCGCCGAACGCATCGCGCAGCATTTTGGAAAACTGGGCCTGGGTACGCGAGGCAAGCGGATCACTACTCATCGGGTTGCCCTGTCGGAAATGCCGGCCTGTGCCGCCGCGCTTAGACGCAGGCAGCTGAGTTGGACCTCCCACTGGTCGCCGTGGGAATCCCCGGCAAACACCCGTGAGTTGACCTTGTAATAACCCTCGCCAATCGTGCGCGGGATGTCGTAGAAGAACGCCCCGGAGAACTCGAAGCGCGGCGCCATCGATTCCAGCTTGATGGTGTCGCCCAGCTTGATCTTGGGGTTGAGGGTGTAGCGAATGCCGACTTCGGTGTCGGTGACCACGGGCGAGCCGATCATCCCGGTGCTGGCGCTGATCACGTAGACAGAATTGTCCAGCGCGGAATCTCTTTTGATGATCTTGATCGCGCCGTTCTCGACCATCCAGTCAAACTGGAATGTTTCGCTCAGCTCATTCATGCAGGCGGTGGGGCTGCCTTGCAGAACGGTGCCGCGCGAGCGCCGCTGAAGGCTGGAGAAGTCGCCGTAGAACTGGATCTCTGCACCAAATGGCTCAGCGCAGGCCTCGATGATCTGAACCGGGTCGGTTTCCGGGGCCAGGGTCAGGTTGATCAGGTTCTCGTCGCGCTCCTTGGCCGACGACTTGCAGAAGAAGCGAATGCCCTTGGTGGCGCCACCGTCTTCAAGTACACGCTGCACGTTGGTGATCTGCCCGACGAAGATCACGCCAAACAGATCGGCATAGCCGGCTTCCAGTGAAATGAACTCGTAACGTTTCTCGGATCCGTCGCCCAGCATCTGGTTGGTGCTGCCCTGCGACACGTTGAAGATGGTGATCTCAGCCACGCTGAACGCGCCGCCGGCGAAGTGGGTGGCCTGGAAGGTGATGCGCAGGCCGTCGTTGTCGCCGGGAATGATCTCGCCCACGCGCATCTGGTAGATTTTCGATCCACTGCTACGACCCAGTTTCAGCCGGTAGCTGCGCAGGAACAGTTCATCACTCATCGGACCATACCAGCAGGTTGGTGATCCCCAGGTTATCCGGGGTCGGTTGGTCGCCCTCCAGGATCAGGGAGCCGTAGGTGTTCTTCGGTGGCGGATAGAGGCCGGCGAGCAGGTCGGAACCGGGTTGCAGGAAGCGTCCAGCGGTAAGGATCACGCCCGTCGAGGTCAGGATGTTGACGCGGAATACCTCCAGTCGAGCCATCCATTGCAACTCGATGGTCAGGGTGTTCTTGCCCAGCCTGGCGCTGAATGTCTGCGCGGGCAGGGCAGCCATGGCGACCTTGTAGCGGCTCATTGGATCACCTCGACCGATGTGTCACCGCTATCGACCATAGGCGCTCCTTGCGTGGTGACCGTATCGTTCTTCATCAGCTGATCCGCCGAGGTGACACCCTTGCCGACCTTCGACTTGACGATGCGAACCTGTTGAAGCTCGGCGATGAATATCAAGCCGTCTTCGTCCTCGGGGCGGGTGCGCTGATCCAGACGAACCAACATCATGTCGCGCATGATTTCCATGCCAGTGTCCAGATCGAACTTGGCGCGAGCCTCCAGAATGGCGGTCAGGGAGGCCCAGGCCGTGGCGGCGCGGGTCTTGTCACTGCCGGACAGCAGGTAGGCCGAGACAGCACTGATTGCCGCTCCGCCGACGCCACCGACCGCCGACGCCACCGCACCGATACCCATCATGCCGACGTCGTTCAGGTCCAGGCCGAGCGGGCTATTCGACACAGCCCCGGTCAGCAGGTAGCGATCCGGCAGGAGAATGGCGTGGTCGTTCATGTTGGCGCCGAACTCAACCGGGAACTGGGTGAGATAGACGCTTTTGTTGGTTGCGCCTTCCAGTTTGGCGTCGAACTCCAGCGATCCAATCTTCGGCAGGGTCTTGGCAAAGATGCTCATGGTGCTCATTTTTCAGGGCTCCGGAAGTCCTGCATCGTTTGCTCGGTGAGGTTGCTCAGCTGCTCGGTGTAGAGCTGCTTGACCTTCTCAGTGTCGGCGCCGTGAATGTGGAACTGGCGGTTGTCGGTGTAGGAGGGGCCGGAGTTGCCGCCCTGCGCGCTGTAGCTGGCGGCGCGATCGCCGCGACTGGCCGCTTCTCGATCCTTATCCATGTCGTCTACACCGGGGCGCTCATACTTCTGCGAGACGATCGATGCCGCATCGTAGGAGCTGGTCGCGGTGCGCAAACTCTTACCGGCGGATTTCTCGTTGCCGCGGGTCAGCTCGTAGTTGATGAAGTCCAGTTGTTCGGCGCCGGTCGATTTGCGGATATCCTTGCCGTACTTCTTGGCGAACTCAGCCTGGCGATCAGGGTGCCACTGCGCCAATCCGTAAGCGCTGCCACCATCACCCTCGGCGTTGTGCTTGAAGCCGCTCTCCTGCTCCAGGTTGGCCGCAATGCCTTCCGCCTGCTCGCGAGTCCAGCCTTTCTTCATGAAGAAGTCGACCGTTGCACCAACCGCTTCGCCGCCGCCGCGTTTCAGGCGGTTATTCAGCAGTTCGGTGTCTTCGCCTTCGTTGAGCTTGCTCGAGTAGAGCAAGGCTGCTGCACTGCCACCGGCCACGGCCAGCATGGAGGCGCCACCGACAGCCAAGTTGCCAGCCGCAGCCTTTCCAGCCGCAGCCGCACCACCAAGACCAACAACGGCCCGCAGCGAGGCAAGCCCCTTAAGTGCAGCACCGCCGCCCATCAATCCCATGGCGATGGCGACCAGTTCAATGTTGTCAGCCAGGTCACCGAAGAATTCCTTCAGCCCTGAGTCGATCAGATCCTTGTTGTCGCGGTAGAAGGCGACGAAGTCCTCGGCCATATCGGCAAAGGCGGGGGCCAGCTCGCCGGCAATGGTGTTACCCATGTCGGTGAACACCTGATCCAGTTCGCTGGTCGCCTTGGTCAGCCGTGCCGAATCTTCGATCTGCTTTTGGGTCATGATCGCCAGCTTGCCGCGCGAGTCCAGTTGCTTTTCGACCTCGTCACGCCCACGCATCAGCAGGCGCACGGTCGAATCATCCAGACCCAGGGCTTGACCGGCCAGGCGCTGATTGAGCGGGGTCATCTTTTCGAATTCGCCGGCAATGTTGGCCAGCGCTTCGGCGGTGTCCTGGGCGCCGATGATGGCGTCAGGGTTCAGCCCCAGCTTGGCCACGTCGCCAAACCAGCCGGTATTACCGGTGATCGGCGAGGCCATCAGGTCTTGAATCTTCTTCAGGTCGGAGAAGGCTGCAGCCGCATCGCCGCCTTGAGCCTTGATCGCCTGACCCAGGGTCTGCACGTTATTCGTGCTGATCCCCGTCAGCTTGTTGAAGCGATCCAGTTCGGTGCCGGCGTTTTTGAAGTCGCCCACCACCTTGTCGATGGCCAATTTGCTGGCCAGGACCGCGCCAAGTTGCAGCGCTGTTTTGGTCAGGCCGCTGAATGCCGCCTCGCCCGACTCGAAAGACTTTTTGTCGACCTTGAGGCCGAGGGCGATCATGAAGCTCTCTAGAACGCGCACGGCGGCTCCTTAAAAACAAAAGCCCCGCAAGTGCAGGGCTATTCTGGGTTGTTGGCCTTGGCCATGTGCCGCGCGTAAATCATTTCATCCATGACCAGGTTCGCCCGCTTGACCCAGCCGAGCGAATAGGTGCCGTCCGTGAGGTCTTTGTAGGTGCACAGAGGCGGGCACAGGCCGGGTATCCCTACGCAGGGTCTCCAGAGTTCCCAGTCGACGGCTGGGTTGAGGCGTTCTCCTGACTCGAATCCGCCGCCTTTGCTGAATCGGTAGATTTCTGGAAGAGGGTCAGGAGCTGCGAAAAATCCTCGAACACCGAGCCCAAAGCCATCACCACCAGCGTGAAGTAGGTCTTCAGTCGGCCCGAGAAGTCTTCCATAGTCAGCGGTGTAGAACTGCCTTCCTTGAACAGCTTGCCGAGCATCGAGTCGCAGACGAAGTTGAAGTCGTCCTCTGGCATGCGGGCCAGCATTGTGCCGACGATGCCACCGGCGACCATGAATTCAGATGCCTGCCCAAGTTCAGCCAGGGCAAGGCCGCGAATCATTGGCTCAACCCCGTACTTGCCCAGGCGGAACAGGACGGCGCGCTGCTTCTCAGCAGAGGGCATGCCGAAGCGATACGTCACCCCTTCATGCTCGATGGTGCGAATGTAGGCTTCGGCCGAACTCATTGCGCGATACCTGCGTTGAATTCAAAGATGAAGGTCGCATCGTTCATGCCGGGGCCGCCGCGTGCCATGGATTTACCCTTGGTGCCGACGCCTTCCGAGAAGATCGCGCCTTCAAGGCCGGCGATCGAGGCATACGAGCCCGATACTTCGGCCCCGGAGTTGATCAGCGCTTGCAGGCCGATTGCCTGAGGACTGCCAGGCAGCAGGTTCAGCGTAAGGCGCTGGCCAGGGTTGATCCGGGTGAACTTGACGGCGCGACCACCCAGGCCACGAATCAGCGTCGACTTGTCGTCGATCGGCTCAATGGTGAAGGGTGGGTCAGTCTTGCCCCAGTCATTGATCTGGCCGACGCCAGTGATCACGATGATGGTGTTTTCTACAGAAAGATCAGCTAAAGACATGAGTCAGCGCCCCTTATTCTACGTTGGCCGTCAGGTCGACGGTGTGGATGGCGCCTGCACGGAAGATGCGCATGCGGATCGGAGCGGAGCCACGGGCAGCACGCTCGGCGTCGGAGATCAACAGGATGTCTTCGGCTTTGGTCAGGATCTCGTAGCCGCGGCTGGTCTTCTCTTCGCCGGTCTGGTCGTCGGTGTACAGGCGCTCGCCCAGGTAGCCGTTGCCGATGAACTTCTCGCCGACCTGTGCAGCCGCGTCGATCAGGATTTGCTGACCGGCAGGGGTCTGGCGCAGCTTGGTCGGCGTCTTGGTCAGTGCGTTGTACAGCGCGACCGTCATGAAGTTGACGAAGGCGTCCAGGTTGAACACATCGTCGATATACTCGCCGAAGGTCGACGTGGTTTTCGAGTTGATGATCCGGCCGTTGTCGCGCTCGCCACCGGTTTCGACGACGGTGTAGAACACGGCGCCTTTCGACTTCATCGCCCCGTAGGCGGTCGGGGTCAGGCTTTCGGCGTCGATCCCCGGCAGCTTTTTGTATTCGCCGGTGATGGTCGAGTTGGCGGCGTTGAAGTTGACGCGGCTGAACACCGCAGCAATCTCGAAGCCTTCATACAGCTCGGTCGCGTGGCTGGCCACGAACGCACGACGCGAGCCTTGGGTCACGGCCTTGGTCACGATGTCGGTGGTAACCGACGGGTCGCGCACGCCAGCTTGGTTGGTGGTGTAGGCGAAGAACTTGCCAGCGGCATCGCCAGCGGCAGCCAAGGCCAGCACGTCAGCATCAACTGCGCGGACACCAGTCTCGAACTCGAACCAGTAGAACCAGATGCCCTTGCTGATCGCGTCATTGAACGACTCGACCACGGTATCCAGTTCGACACGCAGGTAGATGCGCAAGCTCTTCGGCTTCGGTACGGCCGAGAACCAGGCCAATGCAGCAGCGTAGGGGTCGGAGGCGATGTTGAAGTCAGCAGCCACCTGGGTAGGCGAGCCGTAGTCGCGGTAGGTGCCTTCGACAAAGGTCACGTCGCTCGACGAATCGAAGTCCGCGAAGACCATGCCCGCGCCGAAGTTGGAAGTACCAAGCCCGGCCGAGTTGATCAGCGTGGTGATGTTGATGATGCTTTCAGCCGGATAAGCCATTTACTTCCCCTTGCGCAATGGCGCCAGATTGTTCGGTTTGCACGGAGAATTCCGCGCGATAGATCCGCTGAACGCGGTCTTCGGCGATCGATTCGCCATACAGGTACAGGGTGAGTTGTGCGCGTTCTTCCATGGCCGCCTGGTAGAGGCCGGTCAGGTTGTTGATCGGTGACACGCGGGACCAGCCGAGCTTGGCGGCGCGCAGGATGGCCGCAATCGGCTCGCGCTTGTTCGCCTCGCAGATCGCGGCGGCGTAACGCTTGGCGCCCGCTCGGTAGAAGTTGAGGCTGAAGCCCAGAGTGAACTGGGTGGCGACCTTGGCGAGGATGTCGTTGTACTGCGGGTCATCAGTGGCGACGACATCGGTTTGCGAGTTGAGCGCCTGACCGTACTGGGATGGATTGTCCAGACGTACAGCGCAGTAGCTGCCGGTCGGTGAGGCGTCACCCGGGTCGCCAATGATGACCTTGTTCGCCGGTAGTCCAGTGGCCGCTACGACGATCCTGCACACGGCCTTGGTCATTTCGAGGTCGTCAAGCATGTCCTACGTCCTCGGGCAGTGTGGTGTTGGCGTAGTCGTAGGTGTCTTGGGCGACCGGCTCGACGGCCGTCACCAGCACATTCAGTTCCAGTCGGTCAATCTCAGCCGGGTCGAGCTTGGCCACCACGGCGCGGCAGAAGTTGTGCCAGGGTCTGAAGTCTCGGTTGACAGCCTTCCACCAGGTGACTGGCTTATCAGGCGTTTCAGAGAAGACCAGAATGTCGGACAGCTTGCCGGCGGTTGAAAGCTCGATGCCCAGCCCGTCATTGCGATGGATCACGCGGAAGTCATCCACTCGCTCGGCACCGATCTGCAAAAACTGGATCTCTACATCGCCCACCGGCTGTACGTTGGCATCGAAGCTGTCGGTATAGCTCAGGGTCAGGGCCGGCTCGAAGTCGACGACCTCGCTGGTGTAGCGGTTCAGGATCACACCCTTGTGCGTCACGAAGGGGCCGCTGACGTGACCGCGCATGTTCAAGCCCATCACAGACCCTCTTCGATTGGTTCGGAGCCGTCGTCGATGACGTAACGAATGGACTGGCGGAAGGCGCCGGTGTCGATCAGTGGGTTGTCGGAACCCTTCTTCTTGATCGTCGACGGCGCGTTGGGCGGCGTCTTCAGGTCGGTGATTTCCTGCTTGATGTGACCCTCGGCCAGCTGCCCCATCTGCTCCAAGAGGATGCGCATGGTCATTTCACCGCTGAGAACCTTGGGCAACATCACCTCGGCGAGTCGCTGATATTGCGGAGCGCCTTTGGTAATAGCGGGCTCCAGCACCGGACGGGCAGGGATCTTGCCGTCGGCCGAGCCGAAGTTGTTGACCGCCGCGATAGTTGCCAGGGTCAAGCCGTCTTCGTAGGTGCCCGCACCTTTCGGCACACCGGCCAGCACACGGGTTTCACCTTCTAGTCGCCTCGCCAGATCCTTCAGCGCTTCCTCGGCCTGCTGCTTGCCGATCAGGCTGAGCGTCGGCTCGATCATACGCAGACCGCGCCCATGCCAGCCCGATCACGCAGGTGCAGGTATTCGTTGCCGTAGGGAGTCAGCGCAAGAGCCGCTTCCCACGTCGTCAGGTTGGCCATGGAGGCCGGGATGGCGTAGGACACCGATTCGTCACGCACAGACTTGCTCGACTGCGCAAAGGGGGTCGAGGCGCTGCCGTCTGCCGTAGTGGCGTCGGTTGTCGCCTTGTTCCAGGTCAGGTAGTGCGCCGCCAGGGCGAACCAGCCACGCTGCAGGAACGAGTAGGGCGAGTAAGTGCCCCAGCGGCAGGCATCAAGCTCGCCGCGTGCGATATACAGCGCCTTGGTGATCTGAGCATCAGACCAGACGGCACTGCTTGTAAATTCTTCGTAGAACGCTCGGAAGTCGGTAATGATCGCCGGCGTCACTTCAATCGTTAGTTCAGCCACGGGTCAGACTCCAGAATGAAACGGCCCCTCGGGTTAAGAGGGGCTATTGGGGTTTTGCTCAGATCACTCTTTCGGAGGGATCTGTTTCTTCAGCGCTTCGATCTCGGCCAGCAGCGCGTCTTTCTCGCTGCCAGCGGTGACCAGCTGAGCGCGCAGACCTTCGATCTCGGCGCCCAGTGCTTCGATCTGACCAGCGCCGTCATCAGTCAGCACCGGCGAGCCGGATACCAACACGCCGTGTTCTTCCCAGAACGAGCCTTCAGCGAACTCGGCCTGCTCGGGAGTGGTGCTTTCGCCCGGGGCAACGGTGCTGCCATCGCCCAGAATTACCGGGTTCCGGCTAACGTTGATCCAGACAACGAGGTCCGCCGAAGCGGCATCATCTGCCTTGCCTTGTTTGCGAGCCATATGACCCCCTTAGACACCGTCGACGTACAGGTGGGACTTCGGCACGCGCAGTTCGGTGCCAGCGATACGAACCAGGCCAGCCGATTCGAATTGCAGGCCGCCAGCGCTCACGATTGGAGCATTCAGCATGAACGGCAGCGGCATATGGAACTTCGCGTACTGATCGTTCTTGGTGTAGAACATCATGCGATCCACGCCGCCCGCGCCAGCACCCGCCAATTGCAGGATCGGTTCAAACGTCAGCTTGGTGACGCGCTCCAGATAGCTCAGCAACGTATCCGAGGTGTTCGGGATGCGATAGCTCTCGATCTGGCCAAACTGCACCGATGGCAGCAGCACGTGCGTTGGACGGAAGGTGTTGTTGGTCTGCGTGATCTGAACTCGCAGGCGGCCGTTGTTGAACAGGTTCAGCAGCGACTGAGACACGACGTTAGGGTCAGTGCCGGCGATGATCTGCGCAATGGTCTGGTTCGAACCGCCCAGAAGGGTGCCGGTAGCAACCACCGGCACGCCTGGATAGCCGATCAGGCCGCCAGCAGACAGAGACGGAACCGATGGATCGCCGGAGAAGGCGGTGCTGTCGAGCCACTGCTCGGTCAGCATGCGAACACCGGCTGGCTTCTCGGCCAGATAGTTGATCGAGGCGCCGTAGCCTTGGCTGCGCTCCATTTCCATCGCCTTGCCCAGTTCGGCCAAGGTGTAGGAGTAGCCCAGCGAGAAGGTGTGCACGTCCACCGCACCCAGCGCAGACGCCATCTCTGCCATTGGGTAATCTTTGGACTTGTCGCCGAGAATCTGCGGCTTACCGCGGAAATCGAGCGTTTTGAAGCCGACGCTTTCGATCCAGTCCGGCGCCGTGGTGTCGACGTTCAGGATGGATGGATAGCGGATTTCAGGGTACGGCTGGCGCAGTACTTCCTGCTCGATGTAGGTCAGTTGGCCGGTGTAGAAGCCAAGTGCAGCCTGGACTTGGGCGTCCATTGTCATGCGGGGCATATTCGTTTCTCCTTAAGCGACCAGAGTTGCAAGCGCTTGGCCGCGAACTTGGATAACTGCCATGCCGTTGGCGGCGGCGGTCGTTTTGAAAGTCGCGCCCGTCCACAGGAGATTCCCCGAGGTAGCGGCGTTGGTGAGCTCACCGGTGTTCGGCACGACATAGACCTGCTGGCCTGGCGTAGAACCGCCGAGGGTTTTCACCCATGCGCGGCCGTATGCCCGCGCTGTCGACTCTTGGCCGACAGCGCGAGAGCCGACTGGGTTGGCGTTGGCGTTGCCGTCACCGGTCAGGTAACCGCCACCGATGCCGATCGTTTGACGCACAGACAAACCGATGATGACTGCGGCAGCGGTGGCTGGCAGCTTGCCGCCTCGGTCAGCGACACCCTGGATCACTGCTCGACCAAATGGAACAGCCGCAGATTCGACGACGTAGGTGATATCGTCGAACATCGAGTCGTCATTGGTTTGACCCTCGAATGCCGTGCTGGCGTACTGGTTGAAGGTATCGAATGCAGTCGCCATTACTTTTTACCTCGCAGGAAATCGTTGTAAGCGGCAGTGCCGTCGTTGGTCGGCTTCATGCCACGCTTGGCGGCGTCGTCAGCGAAGCGCTTCAGGCTGTCCTCGACCTTCTTCTTGTCCTCGTCGTCCTCGTCGCTTTCCTCTGCCTCATCAGCAGCGGCATCGAAGGCAGCCAGCACGTAGGCTTCGGACTTGCCAGCCCAGTCGCGGGTCGGCTTCAGCTGAGCCATGGCGGCGCGCTTGATTTCGAGCGGGGACACCAGGCCCTTCGCGTCGAACGACTTCACTACCTTGGCGGCGAGGGCGATGGTGTCGAGGGTGGACTTCACGCGAGCGCCGATCGCGGCGTCAGAAGTTTCCTTCTTGGCCTCTTCCAGCTTCTCTTCGGCTTCGTCCTTGGTGGCTTCAGCCTTGTCTGCGCGATCCGACTCTTCATCCGCGAACTTCTGAAGCGCTGCAACGGCGTCTTCGACTACCGAAGCTGCCTCTTCGTCGAGAATGATGGAGCGGCTTTTCTTGGAGTCTAAAAAGACTTTCCGTTGTGCCATTGGTACACCTTTCGGTTTGTGGTCAAAAATGCGGGCGACCTTGCCGCCTCGCGCTGCTTCTACAACGGCGACGTGGTTGATCTGGATGTCACGCTGCTCGTATTCGTAGGCGGTGCCATCGGGGGCGATGCCGGGGGCTTCGACGTACTCGGCCAGGTAGCCGGGGGAAAGCTCGGCCTTGCCAGAGTCGATGTCGTCGATGGCGGTCTGGTCCTTGATGATCAGGTCGACCACCAAGTTGTCGCCGTCCTGCTCGACGCCGCGCACATGGCCGACCGACACTTCCTTGAAGGTGGTCGAGTCGACCAGATCGTCCGGGTGGTCGTTGGTCACGTCCTTGTCGGCGAAGGTTGCCATCGACTCAGGGTCGAACACTTGGCCGGGAGGGCGGTAGACATTGACGATCCGCTCAGGGCCGTCGAGGTCCAGTTCGCTCGACAGGTACTGATAGACCCCGGTGCGCGCTGCAACCCCTTTCACGCAGAGGAAACCCTCGGGCGTGAGTGTTCGCGACGTAGGCTTGAAGGCCTCGTCGATGGTCATTCTTTTCATGGTCAGCCCTTGTCGGGGAAGTAGTTCACGCCGGGGATCATGGCGATTCCGACGCATCTACATAAAACGTGATGGCGTCCCGGATGAAGCCCTGTTTCACCTTTCCAGCTGGCGCCGTCAGCGACCTTGTACACGCCGGGACCGTAGCCGATGTCCTGCCGCGCAATGTCCCAGCAACTGATCTTGGCGTTAGGGTACTTGCCGCCTGGGTTGCCACTGACGCGCTGATCGTTGGCATCCACGGCCTTGTAGAACTCGATACCGGCTGCGGCTTGGCGTTGCCGGGTCAGGTCGGAGTTGAGTTTCGACACCTGGTCACGCGCGATCAGCTTGGCCCGTCGCGCCGTGACGCCCGTCTCTTCCTGAATCTGTTTGGCGATGGCGGTAGGCGCGAGGCCGTCCTTCATGCCGCCCAACACCAGCGTCTCGACCTTGCTGAAGTAGTCAGCCGGGATGGACTTGATCAGGTTGACGTTCTCGGCGGTGGAGGCCTCCAGATAGTCGACCATGCCCTTGGGCTTGGTGATCAGCTGGAAGTCGACGCCCACGGCCTTGTTGATCGAGTCGCGGAAATCTTCGGCGTTGTCGGCCTCGGCGCGGCTGATGGTACCGGCTGCTACTCGTTGAATCTGCGACTCGAACAGGGTCGAGGTATAGCGCTGCGACACTCGGCGGATGGCGGCGAGGATGTCGTCAGTCCAGCCGTCGAGGGTCACCATGGCGTCGGCGATGTAGTCGGGCTTGAGGCGCTTCAGTTCCGGCACGATGGAGGCAGCCAACTCGGAAGCCATGGCACTGACCAGCGACCGCAGCTGCCGGTGGTAGTACAGCTCAGCCTCCTTGCTGGGCATCACCGGCTTAGGCGCCTTCGGTTTCTTCTTTCGTTTTGCCAGGAGCGTCTGGTTTATCGCCGTCAGGGCCGCCGAGGGAGAAACCTGGGAGGTCGGCGCCGTCGTCTTTGTCGAAGGCTGCATTGTCCTGATCCTTCTCCAGTGCCTCTTGGGCGGCGATCTGCTCGTCGGTGATGGCGTAGGTGCCTTTCGCCTGAGCGCGGCGCATAGCGTGGCTCGGGCGAATCACCCCGGTTTCGAGGTAGATGCCATCGGCCTGAGCATCAGCCAGGCCTTCCTGAGCCTGCTCGACGCCCGTAGGCAGCGACAGCGGATTCCATTCGAACTCGATGCCTTCCGGGTAGGTGCCCAGCGCCGAGCGGATCAATACTTGGTCCAGCAGTTCGAGGTCCAGACGCATCTGGCCGTCCTGCTTGCCCTTGATCGTGCCTTCGTAGGTCTTGCGGTCGCCTTCACCGGTAGCACTGAGCCCAGCAGCCGATTGGCCCCACAACTCGGTAACCGGCATTTCAGCAGCGCCGGCCGTCCACACCATGAACTGCTCCATGATCTGACTGAGGCCGCTGAAGCTGATGCTGTTGCGTTCGTATTTCTCGTTATCCTGATCGAGCAGGCCGAGGTTCACGATCGACTTGAGCATGCCGAACAGGCGGTAACGCTCGGTGACCTGATTGCTCTGCGCACTGGCCAAGGCTGCTTGAAGACCCTTCACACCGATCGTGTCGACGTTGGCTTCCAGTACCAGCGAGGCAATGCCGCCCTTGGTGGCTACCACATCACGCAGGTCAGACATGCAGCGACGTAGGCGACTGTCACCCCAGCCCTGTTCGAACATGCGCATGCGCCGAGGCAGGCGAGCCCCAGTGCGGCGGATGATGTGGCTGTAGTGAATCGGCTGCGTGCCGTTGACCATCATGTAAAAGTTCGGCTGCATCCAGTTGGGCTGGAGCGGGTCGGTCAAGTTGAAGTCGGTCGGCTGAATATCCCAGCGGTCGAGGACCACCAGGTTCTTCAGGCTGCCCTTCTTGATCTTCTTCAGGTCAAGCTGCTTGCCCAGATCCTGGTCAGTCACCATCAGCAATGCCGCGCCACCGTACAGGTCGGCCCAGCAGCAGGTGTCGAGGTAGTGTTGCTGCACACCGAGGCGGCGCTCTTCAGTCTCGATCAGCTTGGCCTGCTTGCCGTTGAAGGTGCGCCATTCCCGCAGCGCGTCTTCGTTCGGCTTGTCGACGATGCGACGGGCAATCCAGTTGGACTGATAGGCCGCTTCCAGTTCCATCTGGTTGACGTATTCATAACCGAAGGCGTTGTGCGTGCGCTTGTCGCGACCGGTGCCGATGTTGGCTACCAGGTTGGACAGGCTGTCGGTGGTGGGCACCATGACGCCTTTGATCTTAATTCGCGGTTTTGACTCGGCCATATTTCTTTCCTATTCCGCGCTACGTTTCACGCTTGATTGATTTCGTGGCGCGGGATAACTGGACGTATTACTTGGTAACGTACTTGGCATTGCTCGTCACCAGCCTGCAAAGCTTATCCAGATCTGGCTTCTTGCCAGTCACCCGGCAGAACAGTGCATGCATCCTCAGGTAAGGCATGACCCACCAGGCGAACTTGATACTGACCGTCATGTTGATAGTTGCCATATGGACTCCGGGCTACAGTTCAGGCTTCAGGACCAGCCGCGCTGTCATCAGGCTTACCCTGAGGCAGCACACGCACCACAGCCACGCAGACACCAAGCCCCATGTTGATGGCGGCGTAGAGCAACGGGTTTACCGAGCCTTGGAAGACGGTCCAGCCAATGACCATGGCGTTCAGGACCGAACCGGCCAGAGCCACGCGTACAGACCAGAGTTTGTGCCATCCGCTTGCGTTGTCGATCAGTTGCATGGCGCGGTCCTCACTTGCTCTGGCTGCGCAGGATCTGGGCGTCCACTTGGTCGGCGCAGGTGTCGAGCAGCTTGATGGCTTGGTCTTTCAGATCCCACAGTGATCCGTTGTCGGTCAGGTCGGTGTCATCACCTACCCGCTCGCATGGAATCAGCTCGGGCGCTTCAATTCGGATTGCGCTGGCCTTTGTCACCACCGGCGGATTTCCCACGCAGGCCGTCAGGCAGAGGCTGAGCAGCCCAATCACGAACAGGCTTGCTGTTGCGCTTGAGGTCTTCAAAGTCTTTCCTCGCCTTTTTTGCTTTGTCTTCGCTGGCCTTGATGCGTTTGGCCAGGTCGGCGCTGTAGGCAGCGTTGCGTTTGGCTTCGGCTTGCAGGGTGGTGATCGTCGCCTGGCTTTCGGCGTTCGCCGCAATAGCGTCTTCCT